GCCTGTAGGTGGCACAGAAGGTGTCTACGAGCTTAACAACCGCCGTGTAGCGGAACTTGCTATGGCAAACGGTGTTAGGTATTCAGATAGACTACAAGTGCCGTTGTTTAAGAATGAGTGGGGTACATAATGAAGTGGTTAGAAAAACTAACTGGTCTCGATAAGATCAAAGCAGAAGCAGAAGCTACTCTTGCTAAAGCTAAAGAACTAGAAGATCAGGCAGAACTTAAAACACTTAGTGAAAAAGAAAAAGCTACACGCAAGAAAGAACCTTGGGTTGGCGTGTTAGATACGCACGTAAATAAAGAAAATGTTCGCAATGGATTTTTTGAACTCGATTGGAACAAATACTTTATTGAACAATTAAAAACACAAGGTTATGGGTTAGAAGGTGATCCCGAAGAAGAAATTGTAGATCGTTGGTTTAGAGAGTTGTGTGCTAATGTTGTAGTCGACGGTGACTACGGTGGCCCGATGGAACAAGTTAATACCGGCGTTATTGATATTAATTCAGTGAAGAAAGATAACTCATGACATATATTTTAGTAGATACCGCGAATACATTTTTTCGTGCCAGGCATGTGATCAAAGGCGATGCCGATATTAAATTAGGTATGGCTTTTCACATTACCTTAAACAGTGTTCGCAAAGCATGGCAAGACTTCAATGGAAGTCATGTAGTATTTTGCTTAGAAGGTCGTAGCTGGAGGAAAGACTATTATGAGCCGTATAAGAGAAATAGGTCTGACGCCCGGGCGGCGCTCACTGAAAAAGAACAAGAAGAAGACAAAGTCTTCTGGGAAGCGTTCGACACCTTTAAGGACTTTATTACTGAGAAAACGAATTGCACAGTTTTACAGCATAAACAACTGGAAGCGGATGACTTAATTGCAGGATGGATTCAACAGCATCCTGATGACGATCACGTAATTATTTCAACCGATTCTGACTTTGCTCAGTTAATTGCTCCTAACGTAAAACAGTATAACGGAGTGCAGGAAGTCACAACTACACATGAAGGTTACTTTGATAAAAACAACAAGCCTGTAGTTGATAAGAAAACTAAAGAAGCAAAGCCTGCACCCGATCCACAATGGTTGTTATTTGAAAAATGTATGCGTGGCGATACTAGTGACAATGTGTTTTCGGCGTATCCGGGTGTTAGAAAAAAAGGTACTAAAAATAAAGTCGGGTTATTAGAAGCATTTGAAGACAAGTCTAGTAAAGGTTTCAATTGGAATAACCTTATGTTACAACGGTGGGTAGATCACAACGGCGATGAACATCGTGTGTTAGACGACTATGAACGCAATCGACAACTAATCGATTTAACACAACAGCCTGAAGATATTAGAGAAATAATTAATAACACAATTACAGAAAAGACCAGCGAACCTAAAAATATAAGCCAGGTTGGGATCAGATTAATGAAATTTTGTAATCTTTGGGATTTACAAAAAATTGCTGATCAAGCACAAAGTTATGCAGAACCATTAAACGCAAGATATATCAACGGAGAATAACATGAACGAATTGCAAGCAAAGCCTATTATCGATGATAAATTTTGGATTATCGAACAAAATGGTGTGAAATGTGCAACACTGAGAAAAAACGACGACAATCGCTTCGTAATGAGTAACGAATCCGGTGTGAGAATATTTAAAGATAAAAAGAGTCTAACAACAGAATTTGGATCGGACTTTTTTGTTGCTAAAATTGTTAAACCTGCCGATAATGCAGAACCTTTAGAAGTTCACGGGTTTGCATGTAGTACAAAACCGCATAATTCTATGTTTGATATTAAGAAAAAACTTCCTCTATTCACTAAAAGTTTAGATTCTAAAAGCTTATATTGTGCAGGGTATTATATAATTAAGTTCGATAAAGGATGGGTTAAATCCTTCTGTCCTAAACTTATTACTTTACAAAGATATCCCTATCAAGGACCCTTTAAAACAGAAATGGAAATGAAGCAGGTACTATCGCATGCCAACACAAAGTAATATTCCGCAGTCTTTGCCCAGTGTTGAACGATTTATTCAGCGTGTTCGATCTGCAGAAAAAAGTCAAGCAAAAGATATCAGACTGTCAATTCAAGAAGCCCGAGATATGGTTTCCGATCTGGCTTTATTTTCTACAAAATTAGCAGGAACTATTACTGAAGTAAACGAGATGCTAAAAGACATTAAGGAATCAACCTCAAATATTGATGTAAAATTTGACGGCGGTAAGTTTTAAGAAGATAAATATATGCGTAGTTAATTAAGGAATTACGCAGATGAGTAGGCCGAAGCCCAAAATAATTTTAGAACACACAAACAAAGATACATATAAAGTAGAACAGATATTAGAATCTGAAGCTATTTGGGCTGTATTTTATAAAGGAAATCCCTTTAACTTAAAAAGTGGTAGTTTTGTATCTAGCTATCCGGGTCCGAAATATAAAAAAGTGTCTTTTTCGAATCCCGGTCATGCTCATAATCTAGCTAAAAAACTAAACAAAATGTTTAAAACAGAAGATTTTAAGGTTTATAAACTAACTTCGGGCGAAGTAGAAACATGAGATGGACATAAAAGATCAATTTACCTCTATTTTTCTTAATGCAGGCGGAGAAGAAGCAACTGAAAATCGAATTAAAAAGTTAAGAGCAGATTGGTGGTGGAATGTTCGTAGCAAGGAAGAAGGCGGTTTAAGATTAACCGAATATGCTATTAAATACATAGAACAACGAGCAGAAATAAAAACTTACAAAATTAATTTTCCAAAAAATTTTTCGATAACTCCACAGGTGTTAGTTTGGCTAGATAACTTTATCGAGTCGCCTTATTATATCACTAAAAAGTATATCGTTGTTTTGAAAGAAAAAGCGGCATTTGAGCTTTATTTATTTTCCGGAGATGTACAAAAACTTGGATATACTAAAGCATTGGCCAAAAGAATGAATCAGAATTAAACTTAATAAACTTAGCACATTATAAATATTATATGAAATTAGATCTTAACCCTTTAGATGTTTTAAAAGTAAGAAAGTTAGAAAAAATGCCGATACATTTTGTTAAAACAAAGTTAGACGATTGGCATACACTAGACATCGAAAATTGGATAAAATCTAAACTAAAAGGTCGGTATTGCTTATCTAGGATGCCAACTATTACTAGTTCAAATTCTTTAAAAGTTGAATCTTTTATAGGGTTTGAAGAAGAAAAAGAAATGACATACTTTATGTTAGCTTGTCCATATCTAAGGAGAAATTAATGGAAAATCAAGAAGTAGAAGCACAGCAAGTAGAAGAAACTACAGAAAGTGCAGAAAATTCGGGGCCGGCTGGACCTGACTTAAATATCAGCGATTTAGCGGCTTTGAAAAATGTTGTAGAAGTTGCTACGCAAAGAGGTGCATTTAAGGCACAAGAACTCGAAGCTGTCGGCAAAGTATTTAATAAACTAGACACATTTTTAAATGCTGTTTCTAAAAAGGAAGAATAAAATGGCAAAGCAAATGAAACACGTTGGTAAAATTAAAAATACCGGAACCCGGGTAATTGTTATCTTTAGAACACTACCCGGAGAAAGTAATCAAGCATTAGTATTGCCTGTGCATACTTTACCAGATCAATATCATGATTCTATGATGACTCTTGTAGAAACTGATCAAGCACAGGAAGCATTTGAGTTTGGAGAAATCATGTTTATTCGAAGTTTTCCAGACGGTCGTCCAATGCTGCAAGCAATGCAACAAGATAATAGATTACAAAAAGTTGCAACTGATAATATTATAATGAATCCTACTCCTACTTCGGAAGTGGTTTTATCCGAACTTAACAAATTCATAGCTGAGCAAAGAAACTGTACTGTAGATGAATTGTATACTTTTGTTAAAGGCGCACCTGCAAAAGCACAAACTACTAACGAAGTACAAAATACAGCATCAGTCGCAGAAAGCTTGCCTTCAGACGAGCCTGTAACAGTTTCTACAGATGGCGTTCTTAGCGACGCAGATCTTGCAAAATCATATCGTAGTCAAGCTGATGCTATGTATAAAGAAGCGGCCAGATTGCGCAGAGAGGCCGAAGAACTAGATCCTGCACCAAAAAAATCTACAAAGAAAAAAACAGAGGCTGATGCATAGTTTATATGTATAAACCTCCTGAACACTTAATAGATCAATGGCCGGAAGTTTTTACTGATTTAGAAATAAACACAATGCCGGTTGCTTACATCGATAGTGTTCGAATAGATTTCTCCGACGGATCTGTCTGGGAGATAGACATAACTACAAAATTACTTTCAGAAGATCCGGATTTGGTTGCAGAAAAACTCTTAGATACTGTCGAAGATTATCAAGACATAATTGTTAAAATTGATTTTAAAATGGACATCGAAAGATTAATGAACGATGTCAAACACGAAACCAAAAAACTATTTTAAGTAGGGTTCCATCCAAGGTACATAATCGACAATATTTAAACTTCTAAAATTATCGCTTGCCTTTGTATTTTCTATAAATTTTTTCCATTCGCTTGAATCTCTTTCTTGATTTAGCGTATTTTTAATACCAATTATGTTATCCAAACTCGAATACTCCCATTCATTTAGGTTCATATTCGAATATTTTTCATATTCTCGATCTAACATATTGTTTAAAGATTCTTTTATTTCATCTGGCAGGTGCTTAATATGCATAAAAGAAGGATATTCAACTATGTTAAAATGGGGGATACAATTTTGGTAACCGTAATTTCCCCATTTCCATGTATAGTGCCAAGCTTCATAATTTTGTCGAGACCATTCTAAAAGATTAGGAAGATCGTGCAGGTTTAGACAGCTTAATGTGCTATGCATCTGCACAAATATATTTTTATGCTGTTTTGTAAACTCTGCCAATTTAAGCATATTTCGTTCGATCACCTTCCACTTACTCGGATGCCGAACATAATATGCTAAATCTCCTATAGCATCAATGCTTATACCTAGATTTACACCATTAAATTCTTTCCATATATCGTATAATTTGTCTGGAATGGTTGTTGCATTTGTATTATAATATAAATTGATATGGTTTGCGTGACCCATTTCGATTATTTTTTGTAACCACTCGTAATGTTCCTCTACAACCAGCGGTTCGCCACCTAAAAAGTTTATACTGGTTATATTAGACAACACATCATCGAACAATCCTTCGGCAAACGCTCGAGCAAACCAAGGTGCTTCGGAGCTTAATCTTCCTGTGTTATATGCACTTTCAGTCCACCCGTTGTGTGGTAAATGAGGACCTTCTTCTATCCAACGATGACTGTTCCACGGATTGCAACTTCTGCATTTGAGATTACATACATTTCCCAATGTAATATCAAGATATTTAATACTCGATATGTTCATTCTACCGTCTTCATCTATGTTAGATAAATCAGTATCTATTAAATCAGAGTAAGTAGTGTTGTTAATTTGTCTAAAACTTTTAATTCCTTGCTCTTCTAAATTCCAACATCTGGTACATGCTTCTGGGCGGATTCCTTCTAGCATATCTTTCCGCATTTGCATTAATACAGGATCGTTTACAAAATCATCGAGCGAATGAACGACTTTATACTGACTACTGCCATGCACATCTTTGAGGCTTATTAGATCATTATAACCTTCAAGATATGACTTGCTCTTGTCTCTGCTAACACAACAAGCCCGCGCTTTGCCGTGTGCATGCACACTAAAACTATGCATTGCAAAAAAACAATATGTTGAGTCTTTAATATTATTGTATTTTATCGACATGCTCGGGCCTTGCTTTGGAAATGTTAAAATCTGCTGCACAATGACAATGATTCTTGGGACACCAAACTCCTTGTGTGCTACTTTTATCAAATTCACCTTTTACGATATTACCAACAATCGGACCTACACCGCAACTTGCTTGTTGAATGTTTCCGTTTGGATGAATATGCAAACTTTCATGGATATTACAAAACCATCCTTTGAAAAAATTCTTTCCGTGTACTATAATATTATTTGTGTTTATAGGAGTTATTGTGTCATCTTCGAACCAGGTTCTGGCGTATGCATAATTGGGATCTTTTTTAATTGGCACAGTTTGTACCTTTTCATAACTGTTTTCTTTTAGCCATTCGACATGCCAATCCTCGTCATAATGAAAAGGTTCTGCATCCGGTCTAAGTTGATCGTAAACAGGTGCATATTCAATGATATAATTATCGCACTCCGACTTGAGTTTTTCAGCAAAATCTATACACTGTATGAAGTTTTCTTTTTGCATCATAACACGCGAGCACAAATAATTCTTTTTGTCTTGTAGAAATTTAAATGTCTCAATATATTTTTGTTCTTTGGAAAATTCGGGATGATAGCTAGCAACTACATCCTCAAATAGATAATGATGGCCTTTCCACCAATTTAGAGATTTGGAAAGATTGGTGTTGATTCCTACACAACTTCCAGGCCATTCTACCTTTTCTCTAAATTTTTCTACAACAGGAATCAGCCCTTTCCAGAAAGTTGGCTCGCCGCCGCTTAAAAAAAGTTTAAAATATCTATAACCTTTACTCTGATAATGTTCAACTATCCTTTCAAGTGTTTCGACAATAACTTTAATTTCGTCTTCATTTTTGTTTCGGCCGCCCCAATTCCATTCATTGCAATAGGAGCATCGATAGTTGCACCAATCGTTTACTTGCCATACTATACTGCACCATTTTTCTTTAGCGGGTATAATTGCTTTTATATCTTGCATTCTTTTTCCAGTATTTGATTTAGATAGGGGAAAATGTCTGCAAAGCTATACTTTCTGTGCCTATCATTTATTTTAATAAACTGATTCATTCTTTGCATTTGTTCAACAGAATATTTATCAGTATTAACCGCGTAGTTAATAATTCTATCTAATGCATCTCGATGACGTGCTGTTTCGATTGATTTAAGATAATTTACAATTTCAGTTTGCACATGCGTTGGCCATACTGAACTGTGTAATTGATCAGGGTGCTCTAGAAAAATAGGAACAAAATCGATACGCCTTGTTTGATTTTCTTCGAGCCATTCTAGCAAATTTCCTACATCAAACACATTCCATGCTTGATAAACAAAATATATTTTAAGTGCTACTTTACTAGGTAATTTTTGGGCTTTTGCAAAATTAGTTTCTAACTTATCCCAATCTGTTGGATATCTAATATACATGTTTGCGTCTTTATAACCATCAATGCTCATCTGTATTTCACTCGAGTTAAAAAATTCTAACTTATCATAAAATTCTTCGGGCCAGATAGTCATATTTGTGGTCCAGCACACATAACAGTCTTTGTTTCCAGACTCAACCAGTTTGTCAATTACATACTGATTTGCTTTTATAAGGGTAGGTTCGCCACCGGTCAAATACAGACGTTTAAGTGTTGGAGCGACCCTGTCTACGAACATTTTAAATTGGTCTGTTTCGAACCATTGCCAGTTGAATTTTTCTACGCTGTTAATTTCATGATTCCATTGATCTGATAACCAATCCGGAATGGTATCGCTAGCAATAATTTTTTTGCGTTCTTTATAGATATTATCACTACTAACACTCCAACAACTATTACATTTGAGATTGCAATGATTTCCTAAACGTAATTCTAGATGTGTAGGATTATATACCTCTGTAGAGGAAATAGGGTAATTTTTATTGGCCCATTGCCTACTACTTTCTAGGCCTTTTTCTTCGTGCTCATAACATCTTTTACATGCTTTAACTTTTTCTCCAGAGAGCATTTTGCGACGTATTTTTGTCATATTGTCGCCCGTCCAAATATCATCAAATTCATCTACGCCTAAGATAGCATCTTTTCCGTTGACCTGTACATAATCTTCAGTGTAAACATGACAACACAATTTACACCTGCCATCAGTATTTGTATGAACGTTTATCCAAGGATATACACAAAAAGTTTTACTTATTTCTTCCATGAACCGTTTCCTTGCCAATCAAAACTGAAACTGAGATCTAAATCTCTATTTTTGTGAAAAAATTCTTTTTTACGAATAAACTCCTCTATATCAAACGCATTGTGCGGATCTCTATGTTTTTTCGATTCGTCACCTTTCCACGCTAATTTCCTAGCACGGACCACAGAATTGCTTGTATGCTGACTAAACTCCATAAGACTCCACACTGGTCCCATTGTGTCGGGTTCGATTCTGTATTCGCCGTTGCCCATGTCAATTTTCTCATCGTTCCAGTCAGTGTATTTGGGTTGCTGATAATCAAAACTGAAGTCTGCCTGCCAATTTCCCGAATCGTCTATGATAAAATTATAAACAGCATCCAGCGGAGCAGAGCCGCGTTCTCCCCATTCTTGTCTGTCTAACTCTTTATCAAAAATCAAATGCAATTGATAGCCGCCTCGTGTTCTCCACAATATTCTCAAAAAGGGCCATATTACATTTATCACGCTATCTGCAAAATTGCCAAGGCCAGGTTTTATAATTTCATAATCAAAATCTTCATAGTTATATTCAACCTGTTTTTCTTTATTAGGATTGTCAAACCGTATTTTATAATGACGTTTTGCTAGCTCGGGTCTGTGTGGTTTTGCACACGAATACTTTGTCGGAAGATAATCTGTAAAAATACTGAAACACTTCATTTTGATCATTTTATGCATGATGCTGTGTTTGAAATCTTTTGTGATCCAATGATCAAAATAATAATGATCTTGTAAATTAAATCTGTCAAAATTCTGTCCAACAATAGTATCTACTCCGACATTGAATCCCGGACCTTGGGCGATCGCTTCTAGTTTTTTATCTTTAATCCTCCAAAGAAAAGTTAAGGTATCTTCAAATTCTTTTGGGCCTTCACTTGGAAATCCCACAATCCAGTTTGTCATTGCACCTATGCCAACTTTCTCGCCGTCAATGAAGTTTTGCTCCATTTCTTCTACAGTGACTTTTTTATCCATGTCGTCTAAAACTTTCTGACTTCCGCTTTCAATTCCATAATTTAAAAGAGAGCACCCGCCTGCTTTTAGATCTTTAAAGTATTCAAGATCCATTTTACCATTGCATCTTGCATATCCAGTCCAGTTAATTTCCAATCCCTTTGCGGCAACTCCTTTAACAAATGCTCTAAGTTCGTTTAGATTGCCGTTAACCAAACTGTCTATGAACCAAAATACATTAACACCGTGTTCATAGTACATATGTTCTATTTCTTCAAGTGTGGAGATTGCTGTTCTCTGTCTATATTTCCAAAAATGAGTTTCGTCACAAAATACACATTTAGCAACACACCCCCTGCTAATTTCACACAAGGCACCGTTAGGAAACTTATACTTTTTAAAATCAAAATCGCCGTAATAAGGTCTTGGCATTGTGCTGAGATTAGTAATCTCCTTTTCTGGCTGTCTTATTACAGGCACTCCGGTATTAGGGAGCGAATCTGTTGCAATTATTTCATTTTCCGATTCTAACCTTTCTAAAATTGACAGCAAAGATTTTTCGCCTTCGCCATTTACTACTATGTCAAAAATTTTATCACCATAATAATGACTGGAGTGAGTATGAGGTCCTCCTACAACTATTTTGATTTTAGGATTTAATTCCTTAATTCTATTTGCTAGCCATTTACTAGGTTCTTCATTACAATAATACAAAGTAAATCCTACAACATCGGCTTCGTCTTCATATACAATTTTTTGAGCACAATCCTCAAGTATAGGTTCTATGTATTCATGGAGTTCGTTATAATATTTGTCTCCGATCCAGTGCCAGTCTCGCATAGGATCCCAAGGAAAATAATCTATTTTATTATTTAAAAGGTTATTCTGTTTATCTTGATTATATTTGTAATAACTTTCCACATTAAGGTCATAGCATTTACAAAAATATCCTGCAGACTTTAATGCACCTGCTAGTTTTGCAATATTATAAGGAACAAATGCAGGATCCCATTCCGGACACAGTACCATAGATATTTTTGTTTTACGATCTACTGAATATTCAATAGACAGATCTTCCAAATTCTTCTGCGGTGGTTTCGCATATTGTTGCATTGCTTCTAACGTAGCAACATGTTTATCTTCCGCGGTAACTCCAGATGGTTTTGGTGGTGGGGTCCAATTATCATCTCCTAACTCAAAAAATGTTTTTTGAGATTTATTATACATTAATATCCCCCAATTCTGGAAAAACATCAAACACTTTTTCATTGCGTAACTTGTCAATTTTCTCAGTCTTATATTGCCACATTAGAATTTCGTCGCTTCGGTCTGTTTCTAAAAACTGGAGTATATTTTTATAATTTTGTATTGCTTCTTCTGTGCCATTGAAAGATCTCAAATATTTTATATGATCGTCATATCTACGGCGAACTTTATCTTTTATTTTTTCAGGTAGTATCTGCAATCGCATGTAGGTTGGATCTAGCAAAATGTTAATTCTAACATTTGCGGGTTCTAATAATCCTTCTTCGACCCATTCTTTGTGAAAGTCTGGAAGATTCAATACATTATACACACTTACTGTAGGTGTCAATTCAAAATATACGTGAGGGCATTGTTCAATCATGTCGCGTCTGTTTTGAACAACTTGAGACCAATCCATGTTCTTTCTAAGATATTCGCCTCTTGCATGGTTTGCATCTAAGCTTGCCGCAACCCGGACATTTTTAAATGCGTTCCAATAATCAAAAATTGTTTTCTTTTTAAAACGCATTTGTGTAAAATTAGTAGTATAGTCCAATTTCACATCGTGCATTCCGTGTGCTATCCAAAAATCTAAAATTCTATAGTGCTCATCTGTAATAAGCGGTTCGCCGCCGGCCCAATACACACGCTCTACAGACGTTAATAGCGGTTCTAATTCGTCCATGAAATTAAGCATGTCATCTCGAACCTTTAATATCTTAGGATGTCCCGGATCACCGTTTGTGGCTTTGTGATCTTCAAACCAACTTGAAGAAAATTGCGGACCGCAAGAACGACATTTTAAATTGCACAGGTTCGAAAAGCGTATATCCATATATGCCATATTAACCTCGCCGGCATAACCATCCTTATCAGTAGCAATTACTTTATCGTAATGATGTTTGAAGTTAACGTTTGAACTGTTGCGCAAGGTCCACATGTTATTCTCTTCCAGTTCATAACAGCGTCGGCATTCCGGGCTAGGTTTATCAGCCAGCATGTTTTGTCGTATTGTTCGTAGTTGTTCACCGTTCCAAATTTCTTGCAAACTTTGTGTTTGAGTATCGCCAATTGGTAGATCTGGATCGGACATGCAACACGGATACGTGGTACCGGCTGGCCAAAGATGCATATGTATCCACGGTATCATACAAAAATGTTTATTATTCATATAATTCACCCAATTCTGGAAAGACTTCTAAGAAATTTTCTTCTCTTATTTTATCCAGTTTTTGCATTTCTTGTTTAAACTCAGATATTCTGTGACTTTCGTCACTTTCATTCATTATGTTTATAATTTTAGGAATACAATCCATATAGATATTTCTAATTACTGGCTCCATTTCGTAGTTATCTAGAGAGTTATATAAAAATAAATTAAGATTTTCTTCGACTTTGCGTTTTAAATGTTTAGGTAATATTTGAATACTCATCCATTCTGGGGTCATTAAAATATTATTTAAATTTATATTACATTCAGTTACTAGTTTATTTTCAAATAGATATTCAATAATTTCTTTTAGATCCATAATATTTAAAACACTTATTGTAGGATTAGGAATAATTGCTACATTTGGAATATTATCTCTAATAAATTTTAAATTATTTTCAATGGTACTCCATTTTTGACCGTGCCTTGTATATTCTGCTTTTTTACCAATTTGATCTAAACTTACCTGAAATTCAATATTATTTTTAATTTTTTTCCAGTAATCAGTTACACTTTTACCTTTGTGTTCTAATTTAGAGCCATTGCTATTATAAACAAGTTTAGGATGCTTGTTATTAGCGATTATCATATCTAAAAGTCTATAGTGCTGATCCATAAACAAACTTTCGCCGCCTGTAAAATATATCTCTTCAATCGTATCGATATATTGTTCGATCTCATCCCACATTTCTTCATGATCTATCTGTATTATTACAGGTTTGCCTACAGTATCTTCAGCCCATTTACTACTAAAATGCGGACCGCACGAACGACATTTCATGTTGCATAGATTGCTGAAACGTATATCAAAATATGCAAGATTAACTTTATCGACTGAGCCGTCTTCGTTAGTTGTATCTACTAATGGCAGATGATGTTTGTAATCTTCGGTAATTTTTCTACGATAACTATAAATTCCCTGTTTATCTAATTTAGTACATCGTTCGCATCCTTTAGGTGCATTGCCTGCTAACATTTCAAGTCGAAGATTTTTCATATCTTCGCTATTCCAGGCACCAGCAATTCCTTGATCTTTTATATTTCCAATCGGAGTTCTCCAGTCGTACACACAACACGGAAATGCTTCGCCTTTTTGCCAGATACTCATATGAACCCAAGGTGCCATACAAAAATATCCTTTAGATCTGTCTTGATCTGTAATTTTATTAATTTCATTAACAAAAAATTCGTAATCGTGTGTAGAACCTAAAAAATGAAAATAATTAAATTCAACTCTGTCCCATACATCGATGATTTTCTGTCGCCATTCTTCTAGAGGTGTTTTATGAACATGATTCAAAAATTGTTCTAATTGTTTAGGAGTTTCAATTGCACCTATACCGAATACATCTTCGAATGTTTCGTAGCCTCGAAGCTTTAGTCTTTCTAAGTTTTTTTGTGATCCTAAAAATACAAAAGGATGTCCGTGCATCATCGGCTTAAAAGTTTTTTCAGTAATAAACTGTTCATCTAATAAACTTTCTGTTACAATACTGAATAAAGAATCATGATAATAAGGAATAATATCATTTTTATGGTTAATAATCCATGTACTATCTAATTTATCCAGTGTTTTGTTTTTATACAATTGATTTACTTTTTTACGTTTAAGCTTGTTATCAATTTTTAAAAGAGCACGGTTTACAAAAGACTTAAAGTCCATGCCTTCTTCTTTTGCAATACTCGGTAAATGATAACTTACGTGACTCTCGTTCCATGTAGGAGAGTTTAAAAGCTGATAATAGGTCCACACGCGGTGATGTTTAAGATTTCTATTTAACGATAAAAATTTTTTAGATGCTGATTTTAGTGTTTTTTTCTTTTGGTTTGGATGAATATAGCTTACATCAGAAAAATGTTTAATATGATGTCTGTATTGTCCTTCCCAGAAATCATGTATACAGGTAAATTTTACGCCGTCGATAGTACTTCCAGCATATTCAGTATTACTAGTAGTGACAATAACCTTTTCATTTTTTATAGGACTATTATTAATATGCTCCATTAATTTATCTCTGTGAATCACCGCTTCCCACGGAGATACTATCCATAAATAAGCATTAGCTGTTTTATTAATTTTATTTAGAACGTGTTCATCAACATATATGTTATTATCCGAAGGAATATAATTAATATTCATCACTAATTTAATGTTATCACCCCCAAACGAATCAAAAAATTCAAATCTCATAATTTGATTTCGATCGAAGTTTTTAAACCCAATAAATAATTTTTCTAAAAATAAAGAACTATGTTTAGGTAATGAATTAATTGTAATAGGTCCATGAAAATTAATATCGTTTTGTGTGGTAAAAATTAATATATCATGCATTATAAAATCCGCTCACTTGCAATGTATATTTTGGCTCGAGTCCGGCATTTGCACTAAGATGCAAAGGCTCGCTATCCCAAAGCCATCCTTGTCCTTGTTTCCAATCGGTGTGCGAATGCCATTTTTTTCCATCTGTATATTGTAAAAAATGTCCTACTTTCCAATCTTCTAAATAAATGTTAGCTCTAACTTTAGTTCTTTTGTCATTAGGATATTGTTTATTGATTTGAAAAAACATGTCGCGATGTAAGGTTACTACATTTCCTGGAGGTTGAAGAATAGTACTGACTGTAATTACTTTCATTCCGAGTTGATTCCCAAGTTCTTTATAATCGATTTGGTCATCGGTCCACCAAAGTTGTTGTATTCTGGTATTATCTTCATGATAGCTATCAGGAAATCCTGTACCAAATTTTTCATGCAGATCGCTTTGTTCTTTTTTTTGGTACGATATACAACTACCGTAATGAACACTATAATCTGCATTTAAAAAAACATCAAAATTATAATCCAATTTTAAAGGTTTTAATATCATTTTGTTTCCTACTGTTGGCGACACAATTCAAAAAAATCTTTCATTTCTGGAAAAATTTCTTCTTTGTTAACCGCTCTTCTCTTGTCGTGTTCATCAAACCATCTGGAAAAATTTCTTCTTGACTCTTGTAATTTATTATCATGATACACTGTTTTCTCCATATAATCAACCACACGCTTAAACTTTTCGTACTCAATAGAGGTAAACTTAGTACGATTATCATCATCTATATTATTTTTTATAAACTCTAGATGCATATGCATGTAAGGCATAAACTCTGTTTTAGGAAGTATATTCATATCATATATACTAGGTTCTTTTAAATGAGGAGTGTCGAATCTTACACGCTGCCATTGAGTACTGTTGTCATCAGTATTATATTTTTTTCGCCATTCTAGAATTTTCTCAAGCAACGAATTAAAGCTAGTCACACTGAACAAATTAAATGTAATCATAAATGTTACAGGCCAGCCAGTATTAGACAAGTAATAATCTAAGTTACGTTCCCAGAGATTTATATCTAATCCTGTTCTGGTATACTCTGCACGAGTTGTCCAAGTATCGATGCTGGTATAAAGTTTAAAACTGCGAATTTTATTTTCTGTTTTAAGCTTGGTAACACGCTCTACTAATTTTTCAACCAGTTTAGATTTTACTCCCAAATTACTGTTTAATTCAATTTGAATGTGTGGCTTAGGGTCTCGGTCTAATCTATCAAACAATTCCCATGTGCTCCGATGCATTAAAGGCTCTCCTCCAGTAATGCGTAAAATGTTTAATGTTTTACTAACTTCAGGCCACCATTTCCACCAAGCATCTACATAAGGATTTTCTTCTTCTTTATGAAATACATCAAACCAATCAATATCCTGTCTATGATCTGTACTAACATCGTAAGGACCATATTTGTTAATTTCATTCCAATATCGGCTGCTAGCTTTGGGATGACAATAGCCGCATTTAAAATTGCACTCGTTAGAAAAACTAATTTCAATATATTCAGGATTGATATTATAATCAAAATTGCCTTGTTTTATTTCCTGCAACCTTTCAGGAGTATATATACTAGCTGTTTTTATGTGACGATCGCTAATATAGTCTTCTCCCATTTCTTCAATTTTCCAACAGTAATTGCAACCGCTTGGTTTATTTCCCTGCAACATTTGCTTACGTTGTTCTTTTTTCTCTTTTGTATTATGCAACGCACTAGGATCCTCTTGAATTTCATCTAGAGGAATTTTGTGAGGGGGAGGATGATAACAACTATGTGTCTCTCCTGTTTGCAGATATATAGTTGTGTGATGCCACTTTGCCATGCAAAAAGTATTACTAACTTCCTGATTTGTTATAGGAATAATGTTTTTTATTTGTTCTAATTCACTGTTCATTTACTTCACTTTTAATAAATTCTTGTTTAAGCCAATCAAAATCATTTATAAGAGCAAGCTCAGCAGGATTATTCCTATTAGTACTACCGAAAACACTACCAAGTCTTGCTCCTCGAATTGCGGTATCTCCGAATCTCCGTTCTCTGCCTTGTGTTGTCCAGGCCTGTAACCGCTGTTCTGTTTCTTCATCAATTTGTCCTTGTATGGTTTTACTAGCTAACTTAGCACATTCTCTAAATGCAGACTTCCAGGTATTAAATGGATCAGTATTAAATTCTGTAATATTAGATATTTCGTTTACTGGTTTAAATTTACTACTGATACTAGTAGTCATGTCGGGCTTTGAAGTATCCATATTTATTGTTAAATCTCTTGGTAGTAATTTAATGCCGCCGTATCCGTAAACAAGATCATTGATTGGGTTTTTACTTCGCCAAACATGAACTACATTTTTATCCCATGCTGCTACTTGGTAATTAAAATTAAAATTTTCCACAATTTTTGCATCGCCGTCAACTACCCAAAACATTTTGGTGTCACAGAGCTTTGCTGCGGCGATGTGTGCTTGGTGAATACCTTTAACACCATGTACCCGCTTTACGTTAGGAAATCGCTGTTGTAGATCTTTATAATTATCTTCTGCATTAGGTTCTTCATATGATATAAAAACTATATCAAAAGGATTAGGTATACTTGCCTTTATATTAATTTCTTTTTTACTAATTAAAAATCTGTATTCGAACTCTTTTTTAGAAATCTTCTTATATCTACTGGCAAGTATAATTCCATCAAAAACATTATCGTTTAAAAAGATATGATTTTGTTTACGATCTGCAAAATTATGATGAGGAATATAAAAAGAAAAATCAAAATCTTCAACAACGGTTAAGTCATCAAACACAATCCAAAAAAGATCTTTATCAACCTGATTATAAATTTCTAAATAATCATCGTAATTTTTAACACTAAAAATATCGAATTTTTTCGGCAAGGATACTTTTTTTTCTATTTTTTTTTGGTTTGTATAAAATCTATGTTTTAATTCCTTAGTAGATACGGTTAGGGTTTTATTTAATAGAACTAATCCGTCATATTCATTATCGTTTAAAAACACATGATGGTATTGAGAATCCCATTTATCGATCTTGTATGAATTTAGATTAAAGGTTTCTACTATATTATAGTCATCATGAACCAACCAAAAATGTTTTGTAAATGATTGTTTTTTGAGGTCGTCGAAGTCGTTGAATGTTACCCACTGGCTGTTAGGATAACACTTACTCAGTTGTTTAAATTGTTTTTCATCGTTACCAACAAACAATATATCATACATTATAATAAGTTATACCTAGGTTTAGTGTTTCTTCATATAAATCTAGTGTGTATTGGCTCTGTCTTGCATCAAAATCTGGCCAATCTAATCCCAGACCGTACTTAATCTCTTTTCCTAAATGTTCAATTTTCGAATCAATATTATTTTCTAAAGGTTCTACTATTTCTTTATATAGTTCCTTAAGATATTCAAAATCTCTAACTTGCACATGATTCCAATCAGTACAGTTAGTCATATGAGTTCCTTGGCGAGCTCCAAGAATCGCATATTTTCCGTTTTCGACATGAGAGCCTACGGTTGACCACATACGCAGACGATGTATATTGTGCCACCAAATATGTTGTTGTATTTCTTGAGGAGGTACTTTAATACCGTCCTTGAGTGTCATTTTAACACCTTCTCTAAAACCTGCTCGCCATGCTTGAAAAGGTGTAGAATTTATTATACTATCACTGTAGGTTACTGGAAAATTTTTATATCCAGCTTCCCAACAAAAATCTACTTGAGCATTTTCTGTTTCGGCAGCTTCGTGTGTTTTCATATTTAAAACAAAATCTTTCTTCCAGATCTTAGGGCCTCCGTTTCCGTACCGAAGACCGTTAATATTATTACGTCCGCACCAACCATACACTTCTATATTCGGATCACTCATATCTAAATCTAAGTCGAAAAATGAGGGACGAACTATGTTGTCAGCATCAATTGTTATAAACCAGTCAGTTTCACTTAGTTCGGCTGCTGCCTTATGTGCAGCATCAGATCCTTTTACTCCGTGAATACGTTGTACCCACGGTAATTTATTACACAAATCTGCATAATGTTCTTCTGCATTCGGCTCATCATAACTTAGGAATATTATATCAAAATCCAATATCTTCATTTAATCTCCATTACATAATTTTTAAACAATCTTTTAGTGTATAAGCTATTATTATTAGAAAATTTAACATCATCAAATATAACAGGCCCTTTTAATAAATCTTGCAATGAGCATTGATATTCATCAAATACAATATGAGGATCATTATAACTAGTTAAAAGAAAGCTTACATCGGTGTCGCCCGACCACAATAGTTTTCTTTTTTTGATCGGGTTTAAATTTTTAGATAACTTATATGATCCTCCTAATTCTTCTGATAATTCAACAATCAAAGAATTATTTTCATACAGCACATATAAATCAGGAGATTCTATATTAGCATGTTCTATATACATTATCCTATGAAGCAAATCGTCCAACTTGCTTAGACTTTTTGTTTCTATGATTTCGAAGGTTTCATTTACAATATCTACAAAACAATTAGATATTGAAAGCCCTCCAGATAATATTTTTTCGGCTATTTCGTCGTCGACTGATATTACATTTTTGTTTTCTAAATTAAACCCATGACTAGGTCCTACTCTAACAACTCTTCCTGTTTTTATATTAAATTCTGCTGAGTATGAGACTTCTTGTGATATATACTCCTTAATTAATCTTCCAATATCCTCTAGATCTTCCATACTTTTTTCTCTAATAAATGCAAAACTTCTAAAGTTATTTTGTCTTTTTCAACGTAGTGTATAATATCGGTCTGCTGATAGTTTCCTACTTTTAAATTGCAATTTGAATCGAAATAAAACCCTAAGTGATCCGATACTAACTCTGCAGGAAACGGAAAATCCTGTATTTGTCCTTTCATATGTAAAACTTTTGGAAATTCTAAATCATACGCAATTTCATCTTGAATGTCTAGAATTTTAGCACTTAAAGAAAATGCTTCATCTGTTCCTATTACCTTAGGTTTCAATTTTGATAGAAATTTATTTGAAAATTCTATAGGATTTTTAATTATATATCTACCTAATTCAAAAAATTCCTGTGATAAATTACTATTTTTTTTAAAAAATGTATAAAAGCTATACAAATTCGGAAGATCATTTTTTGTAAATGTTTTCCTATAGTAATCGTTAGTAACTTTGTGTCCTCTGTATGTATAACTTTTATTAGAAACATATAATTCTGTATTTTCGATAAAATAATCAATCCAGTGACTGTAATCACGCAAAAATAACATATCGGAATCTAAACAAACGGTGTATTCCCAAGGACTTAGTTTGTCCATCCATGATCTTCCATCCCATCCTGCTTGCTCACTCCATTCGATAACTTCGTCAAACACCCATGAGCTGTTTAGCTCATGCAACCTGTCAGGATTATCTATTACTAGTGCTACTTTATCATAACCTGGCTTTTGTGTACCCTTGATACTAAGGGCTAAAGCATACGCAAGCTTGGTGTAATCAATAGTATCGTGATCTGATACAAAGAGCAAGTATCCAAAATTCATATAAGATCCAACAATTTTTTAGAATGTCTAGTAATACTCTGTTTATTGATAATGTGTACGTCTCGATCTTTAATTAAAATTGGAAAATAGTTATCATTAAATGTTTCGCTTACTAAAAATATTAGATCTCCAGTTTTAGTAACTTCTTGTAAAATATCTTTATCAGTAAACGTCAACACTTCTGGCAAATCATACGAGTATAATTCTTGAAAACCATCAAAAATATGTTTAGCAATACTGAAACTGATATCATTTCTATACTGGGTATTACTAAATCTGTAAATGTCGCTAAACATATTGTATTTTTCTTTTATTAGATCTACTGTTTCAAAAAACTTTTTTGTTTTTTCGTTTTTGGTAAACATAACTGTCGTTGCCCAAAATAATTTTACACCAGTCGCAGAAACATGTTTATCTAAATATCCGGTTCTTTTATCACCGATTGGATCATTTATGGCTGAGGAAATTAATAAATCCGAGTCGACACTCCAATATTTTGATAAATCTTGAGACATAATTAAATAATCACTGTCTATTAAGAGTGTTCTATCATAGGGTGTTAATTCCCACACAGATGATCTATTACTATTATTGAAAGGCACAACGTCTTTTTCAAGACCGTCATATAAAATTCTATTATTATTAGTTTCGGGGCGATCAGTTAATATAATTTTATCAAAAACAGATTTAGCTTTAGAATAAATTTTAGATTTTTTCATCCAGTCAAGCGTAGAACTGTCAGTAATTAAACTAACAGGAACTTTCAGATGTTTTTTTGCAAATCCGCCGGAAATTACAGACATTAGTGCATAGTCAATTTTTCTATTATTATGCGCAAACAGAACAACACCCTTATTCATAACTAATAAGTTTTTCTATTGTTCTACTAGATTTAATTTTCTTGTATTCTTCATAATATTCATTAGTTACAGTGAAATATCTGTCAAACACTTCGTCTTTAAACTTATTCAAATCTTCAATTAAAATCGGGTTTTCATTAGAATCTAAAATTACTACATTTGTAATTCTTCCTGCAGATTCTAATGTAAAAATAAAGTTAATTAGCGTTTGATCGATTTTAAAAAGACCACCGTTAAATCCATATGTTAACTTTGCTTGACTTTTTTCTTTAAGAATCTTTCGTTGTGCCGACAGTGTTTGTCGATAATTTGCGAACTCTAGTGCATTTTTTAAGCGTTCATCCATATAATATACTCCTACATTATAATAGTAGCATATTATTTATATTATGTCAACTTGGTAGATAAATTTTAAGGAGTGGCTGAACGATTTGATGGATCTACAGTTGTAATATCTGTGAAACTTGTTATAGTCGGTCTTTCTACTTCCCACTGGCCGCTAGGAAATAAAGTTTGAACTGGCTCTAAAGATTGGATGTACAATTCAATTGTGCCGTCAACACCATCGACCGGAGAATCGAGTATAGGAACATGGTCGTCAATCCATCGAACTGTAAATTCTATAGTTTTGGCTTCTCCGTCGTCGTTATCAGCAACATCGGGCGTTCTGGCCCAAATTTGAAAATAGTTGTTTGAGTACACACTCGAAGATGATAAATCTACAAAAGGATCTTGATAGGTGCTTCTTAATCTATAAAAATTTAGTCCGTTACTTGGAGACACTCCTGTTCCGGGTGTGTTGCCTCCAAATTCTCTTGTGCCTACATTAAGTAATAAGAAATTTGACCAGTTTTCGTTTTGGGCTCGGATAGTTTGTGTGCCGCCACTAACAGTTCCGCCGTATCTTCTAGAACTGAATTGAATTTTTCCGCCACTGTTAAAAAAATGACGGGCGGCGCCAGCCGATGAAAAATCCACAGTTACAGTTACTTCTATTCCGGTATCTTCAACACCCCATTGCTCTCCTAGTGCAGGATCCCAGTTCCTTAAAATAGGTGTTTCTGTATCCGGATCGTCAGAATCAACTAATATATTAACTGTTTGTCGATAATTTTCGTTTATATCGAATGTATTAGACAGCAATGTTGTAGTTAAATTTACATACTGATCAAAAGGTTCGTCGGTGGTATCAAATCTTATTATTTCGTCTTCAATTGGTGTAATTAAATTATCTTCGCCAACGGCGTCACTTGGAAGGGTTCCTGTTTGATGAAGTGCAATATTAACAATATCAGCCCTTAATGCAGAAAAATCACTTACAGAAACTTTGTCAGATACAGTTACCTGAGAACTTCGTACTGGTTGACCATAACCAAACTGAGGATCGGTTGTAAACGAAGAACCTAAGATTTTTTCAACATCTTCTTGTAGATTATTGAAATCATCAACTTTTATTTTAAGTCCAACTCCTGCCATGTTTTTATTTACCTATGTATTTTATCAGCTTGCAGAAAACGAACCAAAACTATAAAACGGGCTGGTTATAGAAAAGCTTCCGGATGGTTGTAGAGATCCGTCGTCTTTTAATTCTGTAAATGTTAATTTTGTCGTGCCGTCAACAACGTCATCGGGAGGATTATTTGTAGGCGATGATACATCAGGATCAACATAACCGTCGACCAACGAAACTTTAATGTATAAGATAGTGGCTGTTCCGGTCGAATTGTCAGCAACATTTGTTTTTGCTTTCAGCTGTACAGAGTTATTTGCATACGAAGCACTTGCGGTGGCAAGGTAGTATGTTTGATATTGATCTGTCAAACTATAATAATTAACTGCAGGATCAGTATCTGCACCAAACGATTGAGTTCCTACCTGAGAAAATAAAGTACTCCAACTTTCGGTTTGTTGAGTAGAAGTAAATCCTTCAATCGACGGAGTAACTTGAATTTTTCCGCCACTGTTAAAAAAATACCTTGCTTCATTTGAATTATTAAAGGTACATGTTAATTCTATTTCTAAAAGACTACTCCAAGGAGATGAATAAACATATTCTCCTTCTACCGGAGTAGGTGTAGCATTACCCGAGCCGATAGCCGAAACCGTTCGTCTGGTAGTGTCTATGTTAAATCTATTGAGTCTAGCTAGATCTGTCTGTGTATTAAAGTTTATTACCGGATCGGCTGCAGTATCATCGATTAATTGACTGTCCGCTATCTCAACCAAGGATCCTGTTCCACGTTGATGTATTAGTGTGTTTAATATATCAAATCTTAAATTGTTCCATTGTGCTTTTGTAATGGTGTCTCCAGAAAACACTGCGCTACTCTGTAAAGATTGACCGTAGCCGTATGTTCCTGCGCCAGTTCCTAAAACTTCACTTATTTTTTCTCGAATAGTATTGTAATCGAGAGCTTCAATATCACCGCCTAATGCCATTATAAAATTACCGATTCAATAAGTTTAACTGATTCGTTATCGTTAGTTTCTAGAGCTATACCGAATATGTGTCCTTCTGAACCTGATACCGCATATCCGTTTACGCCTGCAACTAATGTGTCTCCCTTTTTAACCTTGCCCCCTACCTTGACTGGGACTCGGCCTTTCAGTGCAATATATGTGCCTCCTTCAAGGTCTTTATTCATCATAAATGCAGGATCTGTTGAAACTACACCAATTGCATGAGATCCAGGTGTACAGGCCGTTACTTCAGCTTCGCCTCCTACAGCAACAACCGTTCCGGGTTCATAATCGTTATCAGTTAAATATTTTTCTGCTAGGTCAGCATATCTAGCTGATGTAGCTGTTCCGTTAAATATATTGGCATAGATATCCGAGGCACCGTCTCTTGCTACAATGGTATTTGCTGTTGCTGTAGTTTTTGCTGAACGATAATTAGAGTCTGGGTCAGTTGCACTATCGTCTATTTTAAGCCTGTTAGCATTCGATGCTGTTCCGACAAAATTAGTAGCATAAATGTCACCGTCGGCGTCTCGTACAGGTATCGAACGCTTATCTGCGCCTGACGGTACAGACTCTACTGGAAGATTATTTCCTAATGTAATTGCATTTGATGCATTACCTTGTAATTCTCCTACAACATTGCCATTAAATGTTCCAGAATAAGTTGTGGTCGAATTACCAACAGAATTGGTTTCAGCACTTACAATTACCGATCCTGTATCATTAATTACATTTCCGGTTATGTTACCAGTCACATTTCCAACAACATTACCTTGTAATGTTCCGATAAAATTAGTAGAATATATATTTCTAAAATATCTGTTATTTGATGGGGTTTGCTCGTCATCAATACCTATATCGTATGTATTGTGTTGTCCTGGAATTATAGAATTCGGTGTTAATTCAATTAGGTCATCTGTAAATCTAAAGACAACATTTTCATTTTTAACGGAATCTAAAACTGTACGCTCTTGCGGTTGATCAAAAATACTCGGACGGAAAGTTTCTGTTTTAATATGTAAATTTCCAACTAAATCTAAAGGATCATCTATTCCTACTATAAATCCAGTTTTTCCAAAAGAAATAGTTTCATCGAATATGATAGACCCAGTTCTCACAAATTGGTCTACTGCGAATCCGCCGAGTCGATCAGAGTTTGTAGCTGTGCCTCTGTACTTGTAGTTATTGGCGTCTGAAATACCGGTAGTAGCACCTGCAATTGTTATGCCTTTACCGATTAAATTAAATGCTGTTAAATCTTCATATAGTCCTGATGTTTTATTAAGATTAAATTCTTCAGAACTAATAATAGCTACTGGAATATCATTAGCGGTTAATTGTAAAATTGTTTTATCGTTTTCTTGGTCATCTTTTACTGTTCGAGCTGTTAAGCCAGTTGCGCCAAGCTCGGGGCTGGTTTCTGGACCTACCAAAATAAAATCTGTTCCGGACCAGGTATATAATTGTTTAGCCGAATCGTCCCACCAGAATTCACCTTTCGATAATCCAGCAGGAGCAGAAGAACTTACTTGTGCGCCGCCTATCACTTTCCATCTGGTACCGTCGTAATACTTTAATTTTTTCTCAGTAGTTGTAGAATCGAACCAAATTTGGCCTGTAATTGATCTCGGAGGAGCAGTTGTATTAGCAAAATGTTCAAGCATATGAACAAAATTTTCATTTTGAACTTCGCCGTAACCAGCATAATTTTTACCAACAAGTCGAATATCCGTGGTTGTATCGATGGTTCCATCTTCAACCGCTGTTAGAAATGTTCCATTAAATTTGTCTACCTGATATGACATTATTATTTCCTATGTTGTCTAATATTTATGTAAAGAACGTTACCATTACGGCTCCGCTGGTATTGCTAGGAGTATTATTTCCCGAACCGTTGTCAACCGTAAAAATATCAACGCTATCTACTGAAGAATTCCTAAACGCCACAAAATGATCGGTATCACTTGCCATACCGCTCATAACATAATCGGCGTTTTCAAATGTTCCTGGAATAAATGTTAGACGATACCTACCTGCTGAAATTCTTTGTACAGCAGATACATTTAACGTGTTTGCAATGTTAAGATCACTACCATCAAATTTTACAAATGCTCTTACTAACCCTGCTCCTAATGCTGTAATTTCAGTCTGTACTACCGAATCAACATATTGTTTTGTAGCGGCATGCAAGTTTGCAGTTGGATCGGCATTCAATGTTAATGAACCTGTCATTGTATCGCCGGCTTTTTCTACATTATCTGTTGCTCTACCATCTAAAGTTAAGTTTGTTCCTGAAATGGTGTTAGTAAAAGGATTAAATTGGAGGCCACCGTTGTCAACTTGCAAATTAGTAAATCTATCACCGGCACTGGACTCTCCTTGGAATACAACGTTAAAATCCTCGTTAGGATCACCGCTAGTGAATAGCCCGCCGCCGGTTCCGGTTTCCTCAATATACACAGAAGTTGCTTGAGATGCGGTACCTGATAAGTCTGCCGTGATTGTTCCTGCACTAAAATTACCATTTGTGTCTCTTGCTACAATTGCAGAAGAAGTATTAGCATCGGTAGCATTTATACTCCATGTTTCTTCCGAAAGACCTGTATATGTCGATCCGTTTATATAATCTCCAGGGATAAGATCTGCAAAGGTAGCTTCTCCCCAAGATGGCACTCCTGAGCCGTTTGATCTTAAAATTTTATTAGCAAGAGGAGCAACAAAACTAGTAGTTCCTGATGCGGTTTGATACGGAATAGCACCTAGGCCGCCGCCTTGAATATTTGTAGCTGTAGTAGCAAGTGTAGCTGTATCAGAATTACCTACTAATCTACCTATAAAATTATCTGCGTATATGTTATCTAATGTTTCTGCTGGAGATCCAATATTCCAGTTCTGTGCCGATATTGTAGGATTGTCTGAACCATCTATAACACTGGAAGACAAAAATTGAACTCTACTAGATCCTTGATCTATTTCTAACGTTAGGCTTGCTTGACTACTTTCGATTACAGGAGCACCGCTATCGACCGATAATTTTAATTCTTTTCCGGATCCAATTTCTATTCCTGTGTTGTCTACATCTAAACTTTGTAGTACACCAACAGATTGCAAAGACGAAAATTTAACAGCAGACGCAAGAGTGTCTCCTGTAACATCTCTACCGCTTACAGGAACAGTGATGTTTTGACTTCCGTCAAACTCTACTCCGTTAATTTCTCTAGAGTTATTTAATTTAGTTGCTGTAAACGCATTTCCAGTTAGTACTGCACCTCTAAATTCGCTAGCTGTTACAATATTAAAATTGCTTGTTCCTGTAGAATTTACGTTTCCTGTTAGATTTCCTACGACATCAGATGTAATAATATTTGCACTGAAGTCACCGTTTGCATTTCTTGCTACTATTTTACCTGCTCGATTTTCTGGACTAGCGTCTACTTCCCAGGTTACTTGAGTAGACCCGTTAAAATCCGAACCGGATATATACGGTCCCGAAACTAAATGATTGGTTGTATTTGCGGTAATTGTTATATTTTGAGAGCCGTCGAATCCAATTCCATTTATTGTTCTTCTGGTTTCTAAAACCGTTGCTCTAGATGCTGTACCTTTTAAGTCACCGTTTACAGTTACAGTATTTGATAAATTTATACCCGGCTCAATATCTAAAAATCCATTAAAAGAATCGCCCGGATCGCCCGATAATCTAAATGAATCGTTAGCAATTATACCGATTACAGTATCATTAATGGTTAACAAGATAACTGGATGGCCTAACTCGGTGTTGTCAATTACTGTGGCCGACCTGGCTCTAGTAACCCCAAATCCCGGAGCAGATTCTGGCCCTATAAAAATCCATTCTGCACCGGACCATACGTATAATATATTATTAACAGTGTCAATCCATAAACTGCCTTCTCTTTTATCCTCAGGTGCTGTGTCGCTAAGTTGAGCAGATCCTACAATTCCCCAGGCGTTACCGTTATATATTTTAAGAGTTTCTATATCAGTGTCATACCATAATTGTCCGGTAATGGGCCTGCTTGGAGCTTCGGCATTTGCAAAATTTTCCAATAGAAATACAAAATTTTCATTTTGTATTTCTCCGTATCCGACGTAGTTTCTACCGACCAATCCTAAACTAGTGGATACATTAACTGTTCCATCTTCTAAGATGACTAGTTCGTCTCCGTTGAATTTATTAATTAAGTAGGACATCTATTCGCTCCTGATTGTCTATTATGGTGCCAAAATTGTGTCATTAACAAAGCTCCAATTTTTAGCACTCTCTGGTCCGGTAATTTGAAATGTTTTTATGATTCTGGTCGTTGAATGCCCTGCCGCAGGAAAATTAATAATACCCGGAAGTACATCTGTAACAGCCGGCGCGGTTCCTGTTGGCGTGTTGAATGTTGATTTCGAAGTTCCGGCTGCCAATAACGGATCAAAATCTAAAGACGATGCTGAATTATTCAAAATATTACACAAAATTCTTGCAACAGTTCCTGATCTGTATTCAGAAACAGGAGCCATGTTGTCTAATATATTGCTAATAATGTAGCTATTCGGTTTACCGTCTGAAAGATCAATACTTAAAAGGATCGGTCTAGATTCAATTTCACTATCTACATATTCTCTTGTGGCTGCATCTTGCTCTCCAGACGAACCGCTTCTAGGATCTGCTAGGCCTTGTATTCTAGGGGAGTTTTCTAGAACAATATTCTGTCCAGAGTCGGGAGAAATTGTTAAATCTTGATTTTGCTCGGTAGATATTTTAGCATCTTCTAGTCTTAAAAGCGGATCGGCTGATACAGCTCCCGGACCTACTGTAATTACAGTTTGTTTACCAAAAGAGCTAACACCTTCGACTGATGTAACCGCCGAAGTTAATTTAAAAGTTTGAGAACCTGGAGTACTATTAGTTTGTTCGATTATAGGAATTCCGTCAATCGCAAAATATTTGTTAGTAGCAAGATTTATATGATCTGAAAAAGTCCACGAATTGCTTAGTAACGCAGGATATGATCCTGTAGCCGCCTGTCCAGCGTCACTCCATAAAATTATATGATCATTAGATCCTTTTAATACAATTCCGCCACCATCTGCATTTTCATCTGTGTTTAATGAACTATCGCCTGTTTGTCCTAGAATAACAACTTTATCTTCAATAACTAGTTCAGATGTCTTGACCTGGGTGACATCGCCGTCATTAATGGTAAAATTACCTTTAATAGTAATGTCACCGTTTATAGTTAGATCGCCACCTATATTAACTTGACTATCGCTAAATTCTTCGTACAGCCCAATGCTTCTATCAGCCGCATCAATTACTACAGCGTCTTCTCCTCTAGTATCTCTTCTTACGTCTATAATAAATTGTCTATTATCTGCAGAATTTCTAATAACAAGATCTCTATTTTCCACACGGAACGATGCGGTACCACTCGAGCCTACTACAAGTCCTAGATCATTTCGTAATGACAATTGTCCGTTGATGTTATTAGACGAATCATTTCTCACGTACAGTCCTGCATCTGCTCCGCCTAGAGATTCAGAATTTGTAGCGGTTACATTAAATTTTATTCCTGCCAAAGTACTGGCATTAAATCCCGGCTGAATACTTCCTGCAAATCCTACAATAGGATCTTTGGGTGTAAATGTATCTTTAGAAAATATTCCTAACAAAATACCGTTAGTAAATAGTTTTGTTATTACTCGAGTTTGGTTTAGATTATCGAGAATATTTTCTACTCTTAACCCGCTTAACAATTGAGATTCAGAATAATCCGGCCCTAAAAGAATTGCATTGCTACCGTCGAAAAAATACAATTGTTTATCAACATTATTAAACCACAGATCTCCAATGGCTAATGTATCTGGTTGTGTGTTGCTTACAGTAGCAGAGCTAACTGGAACAAATGTTGTTCCATTATAAACTTTTAATTTTGATTCTGACGAGTCGAACCAAACTTGTCCTTTTATAGGATTACTTGGTTGAGAAACATCAGCAAAATTTTCTAAGATTTTTACAAAATTTTCGTTGAAAGCTTCTCCGTAACCGCTATAATTTTTTCCAATAAGAGTTAAATCTGTTGAGAGATCATCGAGTTGCCCATCAGCTACTGTTGCAATTATTGTTCCGTCTGTTTTGTTAATTTGATAAGCCATGTATATCTAACCCTTAATCTCTTGTAAATTCTGGCTGGCCAGCTCTGATAATGTAGTTTAAAGTTAAAAACGGATTCATTATACCAAAAGGTTGTCCTAACTGACTGGCATCAAGAGGTATTCTTGCGCCAGACAGCACACCTCCCGATCGATTTAAATACTGAGCTTGTCCTGGAGCTGTCGGGCCGTTTCCGGTCTGAGCGGCTGGTCGAATAGCATTATCGACCCTTACAGCAGAGTATTGTACATTATCCACATTCAAACTATGCTCATGTTGGGGGATATTTGTTAATTCTAATGATAGCGAACTTTGTCCAGCAGATGCAGATAATGTCGACGCTTCTACACCTTCGACCCTTGCAGGACTTGGCTCGCCGCCGCCTGCACTGACTAGTGCTCCTGATCCCGAAGCTGCCGGAACATTTCTGTTATTATCCATATTATGTCTACCTAGGGCAAATCTACCTCTTAGATCTGGAAGTCTAAACGTGTTGTCGCCTGCAAGAGGAGCATTACCGTTGTACCTATCGCCTAATATTCCGTATAGTTGAATGTATTGATTAATTTCTAGTTCAGATCCGTCACACAATAAAAATCCTTCAGGTGGATTTACTCCGGCATACGGTAAAATAGTACCTAGCGGAATTCCTAAATCACCTATAAATGTATCTCTAGTTTGTTTAATTAATCCTGCTGATTCTCCTGTTCCTGCGGCTTCTGCAGATGATCTATATACTAGTATTAAATCATTAGGTTCTGACAAATTTGGCTGGGCATCAGGTCGTTCTCTAATCAAGGAAGCAGAAAGACTTGTATTGAATTCGATTTGTGTGTTAGGAGACCCGTCAAATGTAGCTTTCTGAGATACAATATCTCCAGTTAGTTCAAACGAAGATACACTTCGCAACGATGTTGCTGTCTGAGAGTTGCCTTGAATATCGCCAACAATTGTTCCTGTGATGGTGTCTGCGATGATATCTTTAGAAAAAACTCTGTTCCATCTTCTTGTAGAAGATCCTATATCGTATAACTCGTCGGTTGCTGGTAGAATATTTTCTGCTTGTGTTGTACCTTCCACAAACAAATTCTGTCCTATTCTGGCGCTTTTAGTCACAGCTAATCCGCCGGCTGTTCTTAAACTACCATTATTTAAATTGGTTGTTTCTGCTGTGCCTTCAATAATCAAAGATCCAGACAGGCCAATATCGCCAGCAACATCTAATTCATAATTCGGATCTAATTTGTTTATGCCTACAGTATTGTCAATTACTCTTAAAATTGTACTCGGAACACTGTTTCGGTTTAATTGTAGGTCTAAAGACGCACCCGGAGTTGCATTATAAATTCTAGCACCAGTAGATGATGTAGAAATGCTCAGACTTCCATCGACACCTATTGTTAATCCAAAATTATTCCTTATATTGAAGCCAAATTCTGTGGTATTAGTTGTATCTGATCTTAAAAATAAACTTGCCGGAACTTCAGTGCCGCCTATATTCAGTGCGTCTGCATTTGATGCGGTACCAACCAATTTCGGTATCAGCCCCCCTTCAAACAATGCTATTTGTGCCGCATCTGTTGGTGTTATAACGTTTATTCCGGCCCTGATATCACTGTATCCTGAAATTGTAATTTTGGGAGTGAACGAGTCTTTACTAACTATTGCTACCGGTTGATCAGCAATATACAAAATCAGTACAACTCGAATATCGTCATCGGTATCTGATATCTGTTCAACAGACGGACCATATCGTAACCCGTCAATAGAACTTTCTGTTGGGCCTACTAAAATCCACCGATTTCCTGTAAAGATATTAAGTTGTTGCTTTGTTGTATCAACCCACAATTCGCCAATTTTTGATTCTTCAACAGCAGGTGCAGTTGGTCCACGCTGAATACCCGAAGCAGCTGTCCACTGTGTATTGTTCCAAATTTTTAATTGTTGTACACCGTCGCTGCTATCATACCATAATTGTCCTTCAACTGGATTGATAGGCTCACTAGCATTAGCAAAATTTTCTAAAAGGGCAAGAAAATTTTCTCCAATTATCTGACCGTATCCTGTAACGTTTCTTCCAGGAAAAGTTAAACTGGTGTCGTTACTTGATGTGTTATCAAAGACCGTTATCGGTGTCTTATTTTCGCTGTCTGTAAAATTAATAATATACGGCATTTATTATACCTCGGTAAAACCAGTTAAACTCTGAACACGTATTGTATAATCGATCTGCAAAAGCCTATTCAAAGATTTTTGAACAGGGTGAAAAATAACATGTGTTAACAAATCTCCTGTTCCTGCAGGATCGTATGATCTTAAACCTAATTCGTCAAAAACAAAATCACTATCCATGTCAACTGAATTATCAAACGCTTCTTGTTCCAATGGTTCGCCATAATCTAATATACAACTAACTACTATATCACTATAAGATGCGCCACTGATATGTCGAATCTCCATTTTATTTCTTACAGGATCAGTATTGGCAATAGAGTTTTGATCAACTATTTTAGAAAATGTTTGATTATACAAACTAGAATTTCTGCCAACTGTATTCGGAGTGAGATAAGTTATTAATCCTGTAGGATCGACAGTGGTACCGCCACTTCCAAAACTCATTTCATATATCCAACCTTGACCTTGATTAGATAAAGAATTTACCATTGCCACACTCATGTTTTCATAATGTATAGCATTTCTTTTATCAACAAACACTTCATCGGTGTTTGGGTCGAATATTTTTATATGTCCTTCGACGTGGAATCCGCTGTTTTCATCAGGACTTTTGCTTTCTGATTTTGGTTCAATTTCTTGATCTGTCATCTTGGTCTCTTTAGGTTTCATAGTGTATTTATTCAGGTAAATCCGTTGACTTCTGAGCAATGAATTTAGCTATCGACGATTCGTTTTCAAGCAAAGTTATTCCAGAAGTTGCACTATTTTCTCCTGTATCATACCAAACTTTGCCAACTTTCCGTATTACGGATATACGTGTTCCGGCCGGCGGAGCGACTGTTAATCTTATTTCTGCATCATTACCAGTTACACTAAATTCTGCTTCAACTGTCTTATCGGCAGACGTACTAGAGGCTCCTAAATTTTCATCATATATTCTAATAGGGTTTTTACGCAAGCGACGGCCGCCGACAAATACTTCAATATCGTCGCACTGTTTATGGTCTTCCGAAATAGTATCTCTATACCAGTTATCGATTTCAGTTGCATTCGGAGTAAACGGCAACGGTCCTATATCTTGTGAGCTTCCGTCACTAAAGAAATCGTATCTTTCTTGATCTTCAACGTATGGCAAACTTTCATTAACTCCTAGATCAATAATGCCTGCACCCGATTCAACAATTTCGTTAATTGCGGTTCCGGTCGCTCCTCTTCTAATTTGAGATAAAATATTTCCCGACTTAACTAGATATTCAATTCTTTCTTGGTTAATTTCAATTACTCCGGGTATATTTCTAGATAAATTAGGTTCTCCTAGTAAATCGCCATTTGTAACTTCAATAGAAGTATCATAATAATTTAGAGATTTTGCAAGTTTAACTGATCCTTGAGAGTATCGCTTATATTGATAAACATTAAACATATCTTTGTGTATTTCGTATGCACTTGATAATTTAAAGGATTGTGTTCCAAATAAAATAATTTTAATTATATCGTTTACGCTGGTGCGATCTTTTAAATAAACTGTTTTATTTCGCTGGTCTACCGAATAATCAACTTCAGGGGCCAGTCTCAATCCGTTTTTATATACCCAAACAAAATCTGAGGATATAGGTTGATACTTTAATTCAAAATTAACTTTTCCTCCAGTGTATTCATCTGATAAAATTTCCATAGACGGATATTCGCTGAACCAGGTTATTTTTATTTCGTCGCCTTCTGTTAAAGTATATTCCGAATCTATAGTTAAAATGTTTCCAGATATATTGTATTCTGTTCTAAAATTATTTTCTATTTTTAATATATCGCCTTCCGATAACACCGATTCACTGAAAATTAAGATTCTGTTAATTCCATCGTAAACAAAGTTTTGTCCACCAGTAAGAGTAGATCCGTTAACTTCAACCCTGATATTCTCTGTTAAAATTGCACCTGCAGATTCTGCAGGATCAATACCTATCTCAAATTCCCATTCGTTAAAAGTATCGATCACCTCTCCTGCTTGGTTTGTAGTAGTTTTTGGCACTAGGAACTCGTTACTAACAGTAAAATATCGAGTATCTACACCTTGCAATGCTCTATTATTCACTTCAACAATTAATGAAGATAATGCACTTCCTCTGTTTAAATTAACGAAGTTGTTAAGATCATATGATCTTGTTGAACCGTCATATAACTCGGTTTGCTGATTAACTCTAACAAGTTGCTGATTCGATACAGATCCTGCTAATACTATAACTTTAATAACACTGCCAGTTTGCGGGCTATTGACAAACTGAATTGCGGTAATATCAGAATCTGCGCCGACATCGAGACCATTAATAAAATCAATGTTAATTTCTTCCCCGTCCACAATAACAACCGTAGAAGTTGTATCTTCGAATCTTGCTCCGGTAAAGAAGTTCTTGGTATTGCCGTCGCCAACAAATTCTTGATAATCTAAAATAGAAATGCCGCCGATGCCTAAAGAAACAATTTCAATAACTTCTTCTGCGGCAGGCGGATCTGCAAAAACTACATTGTTATTTTCTATGTCTATTGAATAGTCCGTGTCTAAGATTTGTTGTTCTTTGTCTATGTAAACAATAACTGAACTATTTTCTAATATAGTTTGTCCTATTTCAAACACTGACGTAGAATTATCACCATAGCTTATTTTTGATTTTAATGGAGCTGCTCCTTGTGAGTCTGTAGTAAAAACTTTGATACTAACACTATCAAGTATCTGTCCCGGAATATTTTCTTCAGGAGCAGGTACTTGATCGGGACTTATAAACGTTTCGCCGTCGATAACTATTTCTTCTGCTGTTAATCCAGTTGCTGTCGAATAAGCTCCGTTCATTGCAGATAGAGTGCCGCCGCGAATGTTTGTATCTACAATTGTAGGATCGGTAATTGTCACCGAGCCATCACTTTCGATAGGGCGGAAAATTAAGATATCGCCTGTACTGGTTCTTACAGAAGTGCCAATTTCAATAGTGCTAGTCGAGCCGTCTCCTACAAATGTAGGCAATAATGCATTTTCATTGGTTTGATTTTGAGTTCCATACTCGGGATCGTCAATTCGAATTGTAGCACTATCAGGTATTTCAGTAGTATATTGTAAATCATTAATCGATCTCGGTTCTACCGTGGTATTTCGCTTGAGATAGATGTTAATTATTTGTCCTTCTGAAGGAATATATGGTAGCGTTATTTCAGTTGTACTACCGTCTGCTACAACATAATAATCCGAAGAGACTTCCACGCTATCCCAACTATCAGTGAACCATGGTAATGCGTCCCAGCCGCCTGTAACATCAAAAGTAGTTCCTTGAACCTGTACTCCACCGAAATCGATACCTGTCATTAATTGGTTAATATCAGAACCTTTCATACCAGATACCGGAGAATAATATTTGTTAATTCGATTTACTGAATCTAGTAGTTCGTCATTCTTTTCGTACTCAATTGATATTATATCGCCATTGTTAGGAACTTCTATGAATGTTATTTTACCTTTTAACAAACTGTACGAATCAGTATCAGACGAAAATAAAGATATTGTATATTCTCCATCGAGAACAGGGTTGTCATTACGTATTACAGAAATTTTGCTTTTATCTCTAGTAGGAGCATAATTTAAATTAAACACTGAAGAATTTCCATCTGCTATAAATTCTTGTGTATAATTAAACTGTGTATAAAGCCCTTCCTTTGTATATCTGTCAAATTTTACTGTTAAATCTAGAGTTCTAAATTTAGATTTACCTAAAATTGGAACAACTTTTGCTGTTGTAGACGCATTATCGTTTCCTCCGACTAAAGTTACGGTTGCAACAGTGTAACCGATGCCTTCATTAATCATTCGTACTGCTACTACTTTTCCGTTAGATATATATGCTTGTGCGGTTGCACCTGTACCGTCTCCTTGAATTAAAACAGACGGAGGTTGCTTATATCCAGTACCTTGATCTGCAATTTGTATAGACTCGATAGAATATCCTTGGCTGTCTTTCCAGAGCTTCCACGGGTATTGATCAATAAATGCTAACGATTGATTTACAGAAACAATTTTTCCTTCGATTTCGGAGTATACTGGAGGAAGATCAAAGTCGCCAACAGCAGTTTGCGTGTTTTCCTGACTCGTATATCTACTTGTATATTCTCTTATTGACGTTTTATAAGGTTTAACTTCATTTATATAATCTCTATAACTTTCTAAACTATCGTTTTTATAGTTTGTTTTTTGCTTCAAAGAACCGACATTGTGTACAGCATTTAAGAAACTTGTTTTAAATGCCCAATCTACATACGTTTGTTCTGCGAATGCATATCTAATCGAAGTAAAAAATAGTTTATTCCACTCAGCACTATAATCTCCTATAAAAATATCTTCTTTTATTGTTTGTAAAATATTTCTAAGTTCCTTAGAATTTTCTATGTCATATAATCCTGTATCAAAAGAATTTACATTATCAAATCCAATACCGGACTGAGATGTATCATACAAGGTTGAACTGAATTCTATAGTACCTAACTGTCTTCCGACCAGTGTATAGTTGTCTAATAAAGTCTCAGAAGACTGAGAAACTTTTTCAAATACCGCCCAGCCGCCGGAACCATATTCTTTAATTCTAATTAAATCGCCTATTTCTACATTTATGGTTTGTTCTTCAAATGCTAAATTAACTTCTTTTACAATACGTGTGGTCGGTGAATATCCTTCTTTCCACCAGTCAACTAGATCCCAATATCTAGTGGTGTTGAATGATTGCGATCTGCTTCTAAAAAATGATTTTCTTACATCGTCCCAAGCATATATACTCCAAAAACCATTTAATGTACTATCTGATTCTACTAGTACAGAAAAATTTCTAACTTTTGTCGTTATATTTGCGTATTTTCTTCCTGGGTTTTCGATAATCGTATTAACAATGCGTCCTTGATTATCTAATTCCACAGATACTTTTGCATCTGTACCATCTCCTTCAAATTCTACAGGCGGTGGTACTCTATATCCATATCCCGGATCTAAAATATCAACAGTATCGATACTGCCATCGATAAGGTTGGCCCTTAGTACAGCTTGTTTGATTCTTACAGTTCCTACTGTTTCTAAATCTATTAATGTTTGAACAGCAACATCATACAAATTTAAAATTGCATTAGGTTTTTCGTCGAACGAATTTAAAGTTTCAAAATTTATGATGTCGGCAAATGGTTCTCTCTGTAATACACGGTTTACGTTTATGATAGCCGTTCTTAAAGGAGGTATTCTATCTACAAACATACTTTGTCTAGGTCTGAAATTTAAACCGTATTTTTGCTTAGATGGTAAATTTGTATCCGGAACCCTGTTTCCTTCTTTGTCGTAACCTATTAAGCTATCAATCCATTTTGCTTCTAATTGATCTGAAGGTAAACTGTCTGCAATACCTTCAGATATTAATTGATACTCTTTATGGACCGCATTTTGTTTTTCTAATTTGTTGAAAAAATCTAAATTTACCAGGGCTGTTTCTTCATTAATCACAGTCTCAAAATTATATGCCAATAATTTATCAGACCCTGCCAATGTTATAAAAGTATTGTTAGCTGAAGGATTTAAAATTAAATTTGCAACCGAAGATGCTGACAGTCTTCTGTTGTTCATATCATTAGGCACTGTTGTTTTATTTCTTACCCAGAAATAATACAATGTTTCTGTAGGTTCTAATGTTTGTACATTGTATAATTCTTTAATACTATACACAGAGTTATCAGGATACAACGGCTGTCCACTTATACCTTCGGCAAGACCTTCTGTGGTGTCTGCTAATATCGCCCAATCTGCCGGAAGGATCGAAGATTCAACCCATTCGTACACGTCTATGCTTGCTCCTTCAGCAAGAACTCCCCAATTTCCTGTTCTATAGGCTGTATCGCCTTGCTCGTAGTATATCCATTTTGCTGTACTTAAATCCCACCACAGCTCGCCGACATTTTTTGTAGTCCATGCGATGTCTGAATCAACTACCACAGTTTCGGTGCCTATTGAATATACCGCTGGGTCGTAAGGTGTTTTGAATTTTAATTCTTGTTCGGCTTCGTTTAAAATTTTTAATTTTGCAGGATCGACATAATCAAGATCTTGAATTTTAATATTGTTTATGTTATCATACAATGCAATACTTTTAACTTTTTCTATTTGAGTTACAGGAGTTTGTTGAGCTAAAATTTCCCAACTGTTCTTTGTTGGATCTTTTCTAAATGTTCTAACCATACCAGTTGTTTTATAGAAGGGGGACCCGACAACAACCACTGAATCGTCACAATCAACACTGTATCCAAAAGACTCGCCTACTTGGAAATCAGCTTCAAGTTTTTCTGTTAAAAAATAGATATCATCTTTTAATTCGTAAACATATACAGCTCCAACAAATCCTCTAGAACTATAAAATAACGATCTGCCTTCGTCGAATGTAGTAGAGCTTGAATCAAATCTTATAGGAGAACTAAATTGTGCATTGTTTGCACCTATTGCAATTTTAGAGGTATTTGGACTTATACTAACATTAAATCCGAAAAATTCATTTGGATATTTTTCATAACTTTGTATTTTTTGAACTAGCTTGTATTCGGGCAAGATTACAGAATCGGTTCTTAGAATATATGCAGACCCTTGATTTGAAAATTCAATATCCGACTTAGGACTTGATGCAACTATCGTTGTTCCTGAAAAATCTATATCAACCGACGATCCAAACTCGTCACCTGTGTTAATAGATATAGCTGTTCCGCTTTGGTTTATAAAATTATCTGCGGAAACGGTTTGTTTGAGCTCGTATGTACCAAGCAATGATCGTTGATAGACAAAAACTTTTCCGGTCGGATCTGTCGAACTATCGCCAATTTCTATCCATGGTTCTCCGACAGGTTCTTGATTGTAACTAGTAATGGTAGAATCTAAAGCAACTGCGGTTTCGCCTATGTTAGCTAACTGATAATAATTACCTTTGTGTCTAACAGTGTCGTTTTGAGTGTACTCGTAATCCGGGCGCCAAACTCCTTTATAGTTAGGAAAATATTGATCATCAGAGAACGGAGCGCCGACTACTAAAATACTAGCATCGTAATTCATTGCTACACTGGATCCAAATTGATCTCCTACCTTTATTAGTTCGGCCATTTGGATAGGATTAAGTATACCACTTTGCAAAGTCGAACCATCATCTTCCACAGATACACTTTGAGGTAAAGAGTTCTGTGTAGCAACATTGTTTAATTTGACCCAATTTCCTGTAGATGATAAGTCGCCGGTATCTTTAACATCAACATAGGTTGTTGAATTGTCGAGACACTCATAAAGATTTCCATTGTACCAAACAATGTCTCCTGCATAGTAGACAGATGCTTCGTCGTCATAAATTCCTCTGTATTTTACATTTTCGATATGTTTCCATTCTGAGTTTTCAAAAATGTACAGATATACTCTTCCTCTATTTTCTGCGGCACCTGGTGCAGAGACAGCCATATAATATATTCCGTCTGCAACACCTATGCTGATAGATGATCCGAATTTTTCTCTATTATTAGGTCTTGGACTAACTACGCTTATTCTTCGTGACCATTGATTATTTGCAAATTCATATAACGTAACAACTCCTTGCTCGGTGTGTCCTTCAGCTGAAGGATTGTTGACCGCTTCCACGATAGTAGCAGGTTCCCAACCTTCTGTTCCTGGTGCTATCCAAGTTGAGTCGTCTAAACTGGCAAGAAGATCTCTGTCATACTGCTGGGTTGCTCTCCATAATTTTCCTTCATATAATACTATATCTAGAGGGTTATATGTAATGGTAGGATTAAACAATCCTTTATAATAACTTCCGACGCCGCTGGCAAGAGGTGATCCTACAGCAAGCCATTTTCCATCAGGACTGACTGATATTTCTTCGCCGAAGAGTCCTGTTACTGTGCTTTGCAGAAAATCTGGAGGAGATAATATTTGTCTTACTGATAAAAACTCTGGGGCTTCGGTATATGCAATTACAAATCCTGGATCTGGAATGGCAGTTAGTGTCTGATTTAAAGTGGAATTATAAACTACTTTACTTCCTACTTTGCTAGGGTCGATTAATCCAAAATTTTCTATCTTTTTAGATATAAATTGTTTTTTCTTTTCAACAACTTCCCAGAGATCATTTCCATTGTTATCGACCCATAACTTGCTATTTTCATCTAGCAATGCCGATAACTGAGGATCTAAATTGTCATATGCATCGAATCTAGCATCAGTTAATGTATACAAATTATTTACAGTGCTTCCTTCAAATTCCGGCGTCTGGGTGCCTTCAGGAATAGATATTTCTATAATATGTGTTAGCAAAACTTCACTTCTTTCTACAAACTTATCTACAATTTCAAAAAAGCCTGAAAGATTTGTTATATTTTTAATACCAATATAGCTACCAATTTCTAAACCGCTTTCTTTATTCAAAAATATTAATGCAGTTGAATTTGCGGTCAATTCGATATCTGTAATGATTACTCCGGGTATTTGGTTGAATCTTACAACGTCCCAGTCAATAGTGTCGAATGTAATCCATATATGATCATTTTCTACAATTTGATCTATATCTAAATTATTAAGAGATATTCTATCTCTAACCGTCCATTCGGGTTGGTCTAATTTTACATATCCTGCTGTTTTAACAGGTTCAGAGTTGTAAGATACCGGAATAATGTTTGTTGAGAACGGTATAGCAGAAATTGTAAATTCGTCTCCCGTGACTCTGTAATTTTGATCTAAATTACTAGTTGGCAGGGTCGATGTAACTAACAACGGTTGAGGATTGATTTCAAAATTGTTTATTTTAATTTCGAACTCGACTTCTGATGACTGGTCTGTACCTCCAAATTCACCGACTTTAAAAGCCCATTCTTCGTTTAACAACAAACTAGTATCTTCTGTATCGTCACTTAATTTTGTAAAAAGTTTAGTAAGTGCGTTATTAGTTCCTTTTTCTCTTATAAAGCCTTGGTATAAGCGGTACTGAGTAACTGTGTCTTCTGCTAAATTATTCAGATATTGTCTAGATTGAAATCCTATAGTATTTCTAGCTAATTGGCGTTGAACTTCGCTAACTCCTTCAGCACCGGTTTCGAAATAATCTTCAAATTGATTAATTCGATAATCAAAATTAGGTATTAATTTCTTTTCTGGTTCCGAATCTAATAGGCTCCACTGGGCATCATCAAAATTCTCATTGCCTGGGTGTGAAACTCGTGCGACCCAGTTATTCGAACGATAAGAAACAATATCCCCTAAACTGTAATCTCTAAACGGTTGCCAAGATTCGATATTAACATTATCAAATAAAAATCCAGGACTCGTATAATCGCCGTCCCAATCAACCGTCCGAAATCCTCTAGATTTAATTCTAAGCTGGCGGTACCCGGTAGGTTTATCGTATATTACATCATTAAAAACAGTTCTATCATCAAATACAACAACATGTTCTTTAAGGACATAATTTAATTTTAGAAAATATATTCCTTGATTTGTATTAGTTGTATTAATTGTTACTGATTGAAAATCCCTGTTTACATCTATAAACTTCGGATCTAACGGGTTTCCATCGCCTTTAAAAACACTATATTCGTAGAAACTGTCTAAAATATTATCCACTACTCCTACCGGTGCCGTGATCTGGATCTTGGTAGCTGATGGACTTAATGTAATAATCGAGCCTTCCGCCCAATTATGCTTGGTCCAAAACATAAATTCTTTACAGCTAGTTGTCCAATCTTGCGAAACTTGATTTTCAGTATCGTAATTGTCAAAAACAAAGCCGGTGGATTTTAAGTATTCTTCGTAACCTAATAAGAAATCTACAACTTGTTGAATTGTATTAAATTCATGTCCATATGTTATTTGTTGTAATTTCAGTTTATTAAAGTTTCTTCTACGCTGTGCTTCGATAGCCCCTACTAACGGAAGATTAGGTAATTTATTCCATAAAGAAGTATCAAGTGTTTCACCCGATACATGTGTTTTTAACGATCTATAATAATCATTTCTATATAATACTATAGATCCGTTGTTGTATGTTTGCTCAGGAGCCCATTCAACAAATGTTTCGCTTATACCGCCTACTTTAATTATAGGATCTCGTTGATTCGGCACGGCTTGATAAAATTTAAAGAAGGGACTTATATTGTCGTACCCTCTTACTATCCATCCCCTAGACGTTTTTTCTAAAATTACACCGCTGTAGGTAATAGTATCTATAGGAGAACTAACATTAAAAATGATATCATAATTTTCAGGTGGGATGAAAATACTACCCGATGCAGAATTAGGATTTTTGCTATCTAAAAGATATTTTTGTTGTGTCTTATCAACGAATCCACTTAATCTAGAAGATAAACTAACAGATATATTTTGAATGGTATCTGTCAACAAGCCAGGGCTTAATCCTATAGATCTTAAATAAGACGACATATAATTAATTAAACCACTCGTTAAGCGAACAGTAGGCTCAGGTACCACAATGTCTTTAATTGTTGGAAAATATCCAGTATTTTTAGTTACTACTTGTCCGATCAAGTTTGTAGTAACAGAAGACCTATCAAGACATCTAGTAATAAAATCAAATGGTTTTAACAATGATAAAGCAATCAAAACAGCATACGGCCATTCAGAACTTGATCTCCAGGCATGTTCAACAGGAGCTACATCACCTAGTTTAAAACTTCCTTGATTATTAACCAATGTAAAATCTCTTGCAAGTCCAGATGATAGCGGATCTAACAAATTACCGTCATCGTCAACTGGAATATGATTCAATATTGTCGGTCTAGCATATCTAGAATATCTTCCTGCTCTAGGTCCTTGACGAACTATGCCTTGCTGTATATCTTCCCACAATAATAAATTTCCTCGAGTATATGGAGAAGGACCATATTCATCATTCCACCAAGTAGGCTTTTCGCTAAATCCTAACATTTCCCAAGGAGAACGGTGCGGTCTGTCGGTGTCGTAGAACCATTGATATACACCTCTCCAATAACCTGGTAAGTTTTGTGTACCAGTCGGATCGGTCATATTAGAATAAGTATAGGTGAATGCGTTTTCGCTATCAAAATACTGATTAATTGCATAATTTACACCGGTATTAGAAACCCAAGAAAGAAATTCTTGCGAAACAATTGCATCTACATCTGATTTTGTAAAATCGCCTTGCTGATAATATCCTCCTAGTACACTATCAATATCAAATACAGTTTCGTCGTAATTAACTTTGATGTTGTTATAAATTCGATACTCTAATTCTAATATTAGATCGTCTCGGAAATCATTATAGGTAGGTGTTAAGCTTCCATCGTGTCCAATAATTACTTCTCTAGGTTCCAGAAAAGTATTATCAATAAATTTAGACGGTGTATATTTTTTAAAAAGGCCAAGTGAGGTTGGTGTCGAAGGAATGTGACTAAATGTTGTAGACACATACTCTCTAATTTGTAACTGATCACCTCTGCTTAGATCTTTGTTTATTGTAATAAAACCAAAGGTGCTGTCGAAAGTATATTCAGCTCCATGCAATAATTGGTTATCATTTAAATAGACATACACCGCTCGATTACTTAGAGTGTCTAGATCAAAATTTTCACTAAGAGCAAATGTTTTAATGCCTTCATCGTCTACCGTATAATCTAAAGAAGTGTAGGCGCCGCTTCCGATCATGTCCGAGTCGATAAAAGGACTATCAACCGTCTTTGTTTTTGATAACTGGTTAACTATTTCGTCTACAAAATCTGCTGTATTTCCATCAAAATTTAAACTTGTTGCTGTTTCGATAAAATTGTTTTTAAATCTAGTGTATTCTTGTTTAGCATACTTTAATGCTTTTATTAAATTTTGATCTTTATTGCACAAGAATACAATCGGTAATGCAGAAACGCCGCCGTGCTTTATAAATCGAGTAGTCTTAGATTGATAATTTGATAAATCTCTTAAATTTGACGAACCTGGTATAGAACCTACAAACTCTCTATCAAATTCCAAAGACGATTCGACATGATCTATCGCCTGTCCTAGTGTAAAACTCGTAATTTCCTGATTCAGCGGATTTTTTTCCAACCCTAACGGAATTTCATAGTATCCTTGATCAGGTTCTATATTATCTATTATCTTAATAGATATTACATCGTTTTGAGAAAATGTTGTTTGAAATAAAAATTTGTTACCTTGTCTGCTGTAATTATTGTTTATTCGTTGTCCGTTTAGATAAAAATTAATTATCGCAGAATCTGTTAAATTTTCCCACTGTACTGTTCTAAGTTCAACTTCGTTAGTGTCTGTATCTAAAATAACACTGTCAATTATTGGTTGGGTAAAAGTTAGATCTGTTTGGGTCCACCCATTATCAAAATCGGAATCAATTTTATAAAATCCTGTGTTTAATTTTACGGTGTTAGTAACTTGATTTTCAGTATACTGAAAATTATCAATATCCCAATTCCAGTTAAACTGTATATCACCAACATTGTCGATATTTAGATAACTTAAACTGAACCCTAACTCCGAATCATTAATACTAGTTCCAATTTGGTAACTTAATAATTTAGTTCCTTGAAAGGTCGAAACAGGATATGTCTCAATATCACTAAAACTAACACCGTTGGAATCAAATGCATCAAACAGCGGCGATTGATTTACAGATGTTTTTTGCTGGCTTCTTATCCAAGCAACGCCATTAAAATGATACATTAGTCCAGCGTTTAACTGTCCTCGTCTAATTAACACACTTTCATCTAGTAAAGAATCACTATCCTCAGTTTCTTGCAAATTAATAATTCTTATTCCATTGTGTGTTATAAATTTAACTTCATAGATTTTATTATTCACAAGAGAATCAGTGTCAGCAACAATAAGAATGCGGGCGCCTTCGAATAAAAATTCTCCATCGATGCTGTAGCCTATACTTCCTTCTATTTGTGAAAATACATCGTCTGTAACAGTATCAATATAATCGACTGTTCTTTTCGCAACAACGCCGTGATTAAACAATTTTGTGTTCGGTTTAAATTCAATTATAGGTCTTTTAGCTCTAGATTCTTCAGACGCACTAAAACTAGAATTATTAAAATTAGCCGATTGCTCGATTACGCTACGATGGAACCAACGATTATATCTACTCCACGGATTAAGATCTTTACTGTTTTTAGAAATTACTATATAATCTTTTTCTGCAGGGAATTGATCAGCATCATCAAATGGCTGAGTATCAAACCCTTCATTATCGAAAAGGACTTCTGGAGTGTCTTGTGCTAACGCAGGAGGAACTAAATCTTCGAACTTTGTTAGTGTGATAGCATTACCAACTCCTTCGACTAACCATCTTGATTTTGAATAACTCTCCGGAGTTACATTTCCTTTAAACTCTACAACCAGCCCGTTTGTTAACTCGATGTCGTTACTCGATTTGTAGGTTGTTTTTCCTATTACTTCGCGTTCAACATTTATAAAAGTATTAGATTCTATATCGGCGATTATAAATGTTCCTAACCTATCAGGTATCACATCACTTTGGTAATAAAGAATATCCGGAGCATCTAGAGGAACAGTAAATGTTAATTTTCCATTTTTCACTCCGTTATTTTCGATACCTTGATTATAATTTAAGCTAGAATTAGCAACACTCGAATCTATCAAAGTCCAATCTTGAGAATTAATATCTATTGTGCTACCATCTAGTGGTGATATTTCTGTATCGGCTCTCCATAGTTTCTCATCGAATACAGCAAGATCGCCAGAAAAATATGTTTTGTTAGGATCAAATAGTAACGATCCAGTATCATAATTTGTTCTTATGGTAAATCCTTCGTCGGGAGAGTTTACATTAAATTCATAAGTCTGTCCTCTATACAATGTAATCGACGGGTTGTTTGTTAATCCATCAGGAGTAAAAATCCAGCTTGTGCCTGTTGAAGCCATTACCTTGTATGTGCTAACAATAGATCCTGTTTGACCGGTTATGGAAACAGGTTCTGGCCCCAATGGCATCCAATAATATTCTCTATAGTTTACAAACATATCCCAGTTAATAGGAGGGTTCCAACTATAGTGTTCTTGTGAGGTTATTTTATCATCTCTATCATTATCATTTCCAAAAAACTTTAATTGATTTTTGAAATCTAAATAATCGTAGAAAGAATTTATTTTTCCGTCTTCAGAAATTGTTACGCCTGGCTCTAACTGATACCTACTTCGTAAGGTTTGATCATTATCTAGGTATACCTCAGAACCTTTAAATGTTTTACCGTAGCGTCTGCCTATATAACCGACAGTCTTATCTAAGACTCCTGGCTGAACCAACGGGTCTACTACTCCGGATAAAAATTTATTATTGGTATCTGTTTGAAATACTTGTGGTAGTAACTCCGATGTTTTTCTTATAGGTAAGTTACTTTTAGGGTATGATCTATTTGCCATTAATAATTATCCTGTTGATTGGTTCCAGTCCTAACTTCTGCTGTTGTTATAGAAGAAACAATTTCAATATCATCTACACTTGTTCCGCTTACAAATATTTCATCGGGATTACTCTGTATTTCGAATAAATTTCCAAAAATTTGATCTGCCTGTCTAGGCAATATCACAATATTACTAATGTCGGGCGACACAGAATTTAAAATGTAGGTTGTCAATTCGCTCAGATAAAATTTATCTCCAAAATCCCAGTTAGCGACATTAAAAAATTCATCAATAGCGTCTACAATTCTAACCTTTAAGTCGTTATCGTTAATTACTTTGTCTTTGTTTTTAACAACTTTAAATTTAGCCCTTAATGATTCTTGTGCCTCTGACCCAAAGAGAACTTTATATTTGGCAGGCTGGTATATAATTTCATCGCTGATGCTTTTAATAGGATTTAATCTAGCACCATATGTAATCCTTAATTCATCAGTACTGGGTTCTTGAGGTCTTGAACCTCCGGAGCGGAGATAATTTCGATATGCGGTGTCGTATCCTCTTGTTAACAGAAAGAGATCGATTATATTACTAGAACTAGGATCTATTCTTCTATCTTCGCTTGCATTGTGAATATACTGGAATTTTAAACCATCTCGTCCTATATTAGCTCGGTAACTGCTTTCTAGAACAAGAGTGTTTGTTGTTCTATCTACACGCTTAACTCTGTCTTCGTTTGCATCATAGAAGTAAATTAATTGCCCGTCTGGGTATGTTTCTTCATCATCAAATGTAAATGTTGTTTCTGTTTGCAATATTTTTATTGTTTCATTTGAATTATCAATTTTTTCATAGATAACACTGCCATATTCGTCGGTAGTTTCTTGAAAGTAAAGGTAATTTAAATCTGTATCTTCGCCGACTATATTTTCAAAAGATTCTGGATTATCAATTGCTCCGTCGTCATCTGAGTCGCTGAACGAAATTTTAATAGATTCTGTGCTTTCGTATCCGTCATCAAATTTAATTGTATCAGATATTTCAAAAGAAAAATCATTATTAAGTGGTGTAATAAAGTCTTTTCCGGTATTAATTCCTAAAACTTTTACTTGATCTTTTACAACCTGTCCTGTTTGACTATTGTAATTTTTTTCGTTAGCGTCAAAATAAAATCTATTCTGTTCTACACTTCCAAAAATATAGTCAATTGTTCTAATACGCACAACATATTCGTCGGCTTCTTTCACAAAAGCAACACTCCAACTTCCGTCAAGATTTGTGTTAGAAGTATCTCCAGCACGACCTTGTGTAAAAGGACTAATTAAATCTAAATTGGATGCTTGAATAATTTTCCATTGAGACGCAAGATTATCATAACGAAGTCCAAAATTAATATTTTGAAAAACATAATTAACAATTTCATTTTCAAGAGATATAGGAAGATCGGTAACAAATCTAGGAAGAATTCTGTTAGCAATTGCACCAGTAGGAACAGGATCACTAAATGTAATAGGACCTAAACCCGACGGCAGATTACCTCGGCTTGCATTTGTACCGTCACCTAAAATATTAACAACTTTGGTCCAAATATACGAAGTTTGATCAGAATCTGACGAATTAGAAGTAACTAACTTTCCATTCTTAAAAGATTGTCCAGAAGGTGCAATAAACTTTATTGTGGAACCGACCTTAAGGTATTGTAATGAACTAGTTGAAAACACTCCGACTTTTTGAAAAGTTAAATCTACCGCATCTGTAAAATAACCTGTTGACGAATTTATATCCGATGTAGATTGATTCCATACCTTGTTATTATCAGTGAATACAACTTTATCATATTTGGTAAGATAAAAATTATAAACACCAGTACTACTAAAAACAGGTTCTAATTGTCTTTTTATAACATTTATAATATCTGTTCTGTTGGTAAACTTAAAAGAAAAATTTCTTTCGCTTTCGTTTTTATAGATAAAGCCATCGTCGGCAAATACGTTAATGCTAGAATACTTTCCACTAGCATCGACAATATCAAAATTTCTGCTTATTCCGCTAGATGTTCTGTTTATGGCTTTAACTTTTAATATATCTTGAGAACTAGAAAATGGAGCTAGATTGTAATCTTCTCCTGTAATCATTCTATTTTGAGTATAGTACAATGCAGGAGCATTCTGTCTTATTGTATCAATGTTTTCAGTTTCGCTGGCATTAGCAACCGTCGATTGCAAAGATAAGCCGATTGTTAATGTGTGGCTTTCTCCATTATTGTTTACATAATCTATCGAAATAGAAATATTCCGCATTTCTTGAGGTGTAATTGAATAATTTAGTCCGTTACTAACACGGTAATATACTCTGAAAGGTCCTTGGGGCAGATTTCCATATACTCCGTCTGCAAAAACTAAATCAATTCTATCATTTTCTTTTGTTTCTACAGCATAGATATCTTTTATATTACCAATAACACTGTTATATGCAATATTATTTCCTACAAAATTAGAAACTTTAGTCCATTCTGAAAGTTGCTGTCCGTTTGAATTTAATTTAAACAACCACACGTCGTCGTTGTTAATATTTTGACTATCTACTGTAACTCTTTCGTTTGTGGTAGGAACTTCGATATTGAAATCGGCAAACTCTAAACTGCCTTGTTTAAATTGCAAGAAAAAACCGGTATTTATACTACCCGGACCTTGACCATCTTGTCGATATACAAAACCTAGTTGACTACCAGGAGTAGGTGCTTCTTCGTAAAAATTTTCTGCATCTTTAAAAACTGTGCTTACCAATTCAAAAGCTGCCGACCTGCCTGAAACAGTTTTTGAAAAAGTAAATAATGGTATGTCACTGGTACTCGTTCTAAATCTATACTGTTCTGCTGGAACACCCAAAATAGTTGCACTGCCTTGGCTTCTACCAAATTCTGTGTTGTCAGACATAGCTGCATTAAGAATTAAAATAAATTGCTCTGCCCAATTTGTATTAGTAGGATCGTTCCATGTTACCAACTGTTGTGCTAAATTTCTTCCGTTAGAATCGGTAATGCGTTCTGTGGTCGTTACTGACGTAAACTTTAATAATCCGGTGGCAGGGATATTTCTTTTAGCGTTATATCCTAACATTTTTGCGATACGCAAGACACTTTCTTTGCGTTCTGCAAGCTCAATAAAATTTTCGCGACTGGCTAAATCTACACGAAAACTGAGACTTTGTCCTAAAAATGCAACAGCATCGATAAGAGCAAGATACTCGGAACTTTCAATATAATCGTTAAAATCTTCGGGATAATTTTCACGTAGATATGCAATAATTACACGACGAAGATTTTCAAAGTCGTAACTTTTGAAATCAGCATTTTTAAATGTCTGATATATTCTCGTCCAGTCCTCGTTTAAAATAAGGTTGTTTTGTCTAGCTGTTGAACTCATAAATGTTTCCTATATGGTATTTACCATACTTGATAAACTGGTCAGTTTATTGTATTGTTATCTCTATCGAAATTAAAGGTCATCCTTTCGTTAACATCAAAAGGAAGATATGTTATATCTGCTTCTATTCTTATACCCATGCTTGTTGCATCGATTGCAATAGAATTAACAGTTATCCTAGGGTCATAATTAATAACATCTTCGACGTCTTTGGCAATAATTTCTTTTACTTCTTCTGTAAATTGCTCAAACAACATATCCCATATTACGGTTCCGAACGCAGGATTTTCTAACTTTTCACCTTTTCTTATGTAAAAATGGTTTATTAAATCCTGCTTTACAAGATCTATATCATATAGTTTAAAACCTTTAGTTTTTTCTTTCGAACTAAATCCTTTATAAGTAAACGATCCTGTATTTGCATCACCGACACTGACTTTATTTCTTGCAACAACTGTTTGATTATACAATCTAGTAGTGGCCATTATTCTTCTCCTAACTCTCTATCTGTATCGTTGGGCGTTTGTATTTGCGGAGCAAGATGTTCATGCTGTGCCCAGGGTTCGTGCATAGGCACTCTTCGCATAATGCTCTTTATTATTTCTGTTTGATATTTTGTATCAGCCCAAACTTGTGTTCCGTCGGTTCTTACATTATCATGTAATATAAGATCAGTTATGACTTCGGCAATATTGCTTTCGACAGCTTCTTCTGCTGTTCTAGCTGTTGGGCCGTTCATATCAATTCTTGCGGCAGTTTCTGTGTGGTTTCCGCCACTTAAAATATCAGTTGACCCACCTGCAGTATAGGCATTATTGCCATCGGTATTCAGATCTAAATTTCCACCAGTTTTGATTTTAACATTTGCTTCGGTATAAAGATCAACATTATTTGTTGTAGTTACAAACACATTGCCGTCGGTGTTTATATCAAGCCTATATAGATCTTCTACATCTCCAGTGCCGGTCGCTATTTTAGTGTTACCTTTGATGTTAATATCTAAGTTTCCATCAACATCTTCATCGTCTATATTTTTATATTTTCTAGTTTCGACTTTTAAATTTGCACCGACTAAAATATTAGTATTGAAAGCACTTTCAAATTGTATCCTGCCGTTTTCAAACTCTCTGGCATCTTGAATTTTCTTTTCGTTAATCAAGCTGTCTGGACTTTGGTACTCGGCGGTAGCCTTCATATTAATATTGCGGCCTGCTTCGATGTTGACGTCTCTGTCGGCACGAAAATTTATGTCTGTTTGTGTATGTACTGAAATAGAGTCTTCTGCATAGATGTCAATTTTTCCGTTGGCGGTTAATTCAATCCAAGTAGTGCCTTTGGCATTTCCGATATAAATTAAATCTTCTGAATTATGCATCAAAATTTGATGCCCGGTTCTGGTTCTTATACGAAAATATTCATTGTATGGTATTGTAGGATCGCCTGTTTCATCATTAAGTGTATCAGCATAATCTACAGGACCTTCGCTGGCTGGCGTTTTTCTTTGATAACGATCATCGCCATCGTCCATTACAAAAGTTGTACCACCTAGTCGACTTACAGGAACAGGAGCAGGAGTTTGATTATTATTTTTTCCTATTCTTGCTCTTTTAGATCCTGGACGTCTGTCTAACGGACCTGGAGTCGAAATGCCGTATACCGCACTAGGAATATCGCGGCGGGCTGTCGTTGTAGTAGGACCTCTAATATCGTCTTCAAGTGTGCCTTGTTCTAAAAATCTATCGGCTATTGGATGAACTGGTTTTTTTAGAAAATCAATGTTTTCTGCAGGAAACCCAATATCGCGCATATATTTTTTGTTAGGATTTCCTACAGGTAGTGGTTGTGTAGTATTGTACTTTTGTTGATCCTCCTTACTTAAATCAACTTCTGTGCTCGCTCCTAGAGCAGGAACCATATGATTATTGAAGTCAGGAGGAACACAGGCAATCCAATAACCTTTACTAGGATCTCCTTCAATGAACACTACCATTACAGTTACTCCAACGTCTGGTGGAACCATCCACATTCCGTAACTTTTTTGTGTGTCGTTAAAGTCTTGGTTGTTTAGCCCTTGAAATTCATATCCGGTATATCCAAAGAACGGAAATGCTGGCCAGCAAGAATACGTTTCTGTGTCTTCGCCTAGCGTGTTTCCCTGATTACGCAATAGAGTAACTTCAAGACCGCCCATTACCTTAGAATCAAGATGACTTATAACTCTTGCAAGTATAGGACTTGTAGGAAGCGATTCGTTAAGACGCTGTCTTTGATTTTGTGCTCTTCTTCGTTGTTGTGACATTAAATGCTGCCTCCGAGCACTCTTTTAGCTACTGATTTCGAGTCGTCATTTACTCCAGTTTTTTCAGATTTTTGTTTTCCGGTTTGGACTGCCAGTGCATTTTGTGGATCTTTAGTGGCAGTCTCGCCGTCGTAATCTGCTGGTTGTCCCGGCATTCTTATGCATCTAAGTTTTTGTGTAAATCTGCCTTCATTAAATGTATTTTCACACATAGTAACCCTGTATATGCCGCCGAACGGGCTTTCAGTTTGATTTTTACTAAATTGATACATTCCCGATGCTATGTCTATATCAGCAGGAGTTCTGAATGTAATATAGATATAGACATCGCTGCCTTCATAATTTGCTGTGCCATCAGCATTTATAAGATCAGTAGGCTCGTTAGTGTCTGCAAAATAATTTGACATTCCGCTGTCGACTAGCCAATACGGATCTCCTAAAACTTCTAGATCTAAACTTACCATGTCAGCACTACTTCCAGTAATAAATGCATTATGAAAAGATTCAGCAACCATCTGTTCTGTGTCTTTAGATCCTGATCCTCCTTTAAACTTAGTTTTTAGATTATCAGGATCTGCCATCGGTCTAGCTCGTCCAGTCTGGGCAGCTTGCGTCTCCGGTGCGGCACCTGCAGGAGTTTCTGTTTCAAGTCCTGGATCCGGCGAGGCTCCTTTAATATCAGGATTCTGTTCTGAGGCTGTATTGCCTTCTGAACTAGAATTAGTTCCTGAATAAAATAAATTGTTTATCTGTATATCAAAATTTATAATGTCATTGTTTTGTCCGGTATAGATATAGTCGTACCGTTTAGCAATTTTCTTTTCTAATTGATCGTATCCGATTGGTGCAGAATTGGGATTTGAAAAAATGCTGTGATGAACCAAAAACGGTACAACACGAAATGTAATTTTTCTAGCGTAATCTCCCACTAGATAGTCAAACTGGCCAAACTCTATCTGTATATCCAATCGAAACCATCTAATAAATCCGTCTGAATTTACAGGAGGAGAAATTGCATTTTTTACATATTGCGAACTTAAAACAACTTGTGTTATAATGTCTGTTAAACTCTGTCCTTGACTAAACATAAAGGTTCTGTTTTTTGGATCAATTATCATTTGATCCCTTCTTATCTTTCCTGTTTTTTCGTCAACAACATCGCCTTCTTTCTTAAAAACAAAATTGCCGCCTTGGCCTGCATCATATCCGAAAGATGATTTTCCTATAGGATTAGATGTAAAATCAGTAACAACTTCTACATCTGTTCCTTTGATGACTTTTCTTCCGCTGCCTGCTTTTGGGTTTTTTGTAGCACCTTTTTCAACTGGTAATTTAGATCTTGACTGAAAGTCGCTAGATTTTTCTGGAAATTGAATATCATACTCGTCAGGCACAGTAATTCTTTTTTCTTCTACAAGTTTCAGTTCATTTGCATTAAGTGCAGCCACCAAACTTTCTGGGCCGTTAACCAACAACTCTTCAACTGTTCCTTTGCTACCGGCCTTTAAAGATAAATCCTTAAATGTTATATCCATTGCATCACTAAATGCTTGATGGTTATAAGGAATAGCTTCTACTTTGTAAAGACTTCCGCCTTCATTTACTTCAAATTTAACGCTAGACAATTTCATAACAAAATACTTCGGTTTAATAGAAGTATATTCTTGTCCGGTTTCTGAAAATCCTTTGAAGTCTAATCTTAGCAAATATGGACAATTATCAAGATAATTTGCATATCCGGCTTTTAAAGCTGCATTTTGCATACTCTGTAACAAAAGGCCCATAGAGTACGGTTCGTGTATTTCAAAATCAAATTTTATTGCATTTGAATTTCCGGTTGCAGGAGTTGCTGATATTATTGAACGCATAACAAAATTATCTACAAAATATTCAGGAGATCCATAAAATGTTGTCGTTCGATATTCGTCTCCTCTTCCTGCACTAGAAAAAATTATACTTGATTCGATTGTATTTCCTGTTTCGAAATTGATGTCGAAATCTCCAGCAAAACTTAAATCGTCGGTGCGATACGAAGCAGGATCATTGAATTGTGTAGGAGTTAAAACAGCCATGGTCCACAATGGAGTATACGAAGCAAATTGCTCCATTGGGTTAGCAACTATGTTTGTAAGTCCTCGGCCGCCTTGAGTTTGAGTTTTAGTAGCCGATTGCAATGTTTCTTCGGGTGAATTATTAATAAATTCACTAATAGCGCCTGGAACATCTATTCCTGTTATATTAGTTGCTTGTCCAGATGCAACTGAAACGTTTTGAGTTCCAGTGTTTGTGGATTTTCGGGCGGCTTGTTTCTGTTTAAAAGATTCAAGTTGTGCTTGATCTCCGTATATTCTTTCAGTCTTGCCGTTCTTTTGAATATCAACATATGGCTGGCTTCTATCAATATTAGCATTTGTGGTGCTACCAGTCGACTGTAGCCGTCTTTCAGTGAATTCTGCAGCCACATTAGACTCCTAAAAATCTTTCTAAATTTGTTTTTTTAGGCAAATAAATTTTATTTCCTATTTCAAAATCATATATAGGGTCTTTAATAATTGCCATGTTTCTTTGAGCAAATACCCACCAAAGCTTTTCGTTGCCATATAAATCGTAAGCTAATAAATCAGGACGATGTTGATATTGGCTTTCGATTGTATACAAAAAATCGTCGGGTTCTGCAGGAACAGGTCTTATATCTAACAATTCCAGATAGAGTCTATTTTGCGGAGTAGACGAATACGGAGAACTTTTACTGTAACTTGCCATTATAAGTATCTTCCTCCGGTTGGCGAGATCATATTACCCTGAGCATACTGTTGTAAACTAAACTGGCGCAATTGTGCTCTATTGTATACCGGTCTTACACTAAGATTTAAACTGAGGTCTGATGGTACCCAGGTAGTATCGTTTCCTGATGTGTATCTGATATAATCACAATCATTCGGCAAATCTAAGTTAACACTCGTTACAACTACCGGAACCCTATCAAACATTTGACTGCCGTAACCCGAAAGATGACAAATTATTGGCGGGTTGCCTACATTTGCGCCTTGTCCGTAGAACATTTTTGTAGCTGTTTTAAAAAATGTCATAGCGGCTATAAAATATTCTGCATCTCGTTCGGTTTGATTTACAAAATTTGCATTAATTTGTATATCTTCAATTTTGCTATTTTGATATGCATTGAAAGGATAATTACTATGTGTTGGTTCTATTTCGTTATAACTGGCAGAAGTTGAAAAGGTTATTTGAGGTGTAAAAGGAAATACTACACCTCCAGTTTCTTCTAGTCTTTTGAATAACGCAGAGTTAAAAATTGCCCAATTAGTATTAATTTTTACTCTCCAGTCATTTTTAGCGTTAGGTTGAACTTTAATTGCTGGACCTGAAGCTTGAAATAAATCAGCACCTGCGGGGAGATTCGCTCCCCTTTTTAAACTGAGAATATCGTTAAGAATGCCTGCTGATTTAGAGATTCCCGATGCCAAGTCAGATAAACCGCCGGCGAGGTTGCCGCCTGTTAATTTGTCTAATGCGCCTGCAATATCAGCTGTATCTCGAAATGTACTAACTGTATCAGTTAGACTGCCGAATGTATCATTTGCAAAATCGCTAATTCTTTCGTCAAGATTTCCTAAGGTTTCAGAAACACCTCGTTGTGCTTCTGCAAGTCCATCGGACAATCTAGAAACTGTTGAATCTAGACTTTGTTTTGAGCTTTCTGAAACCTGCGACGGAACTGTTGCAGAGTTTTCATTTGATGCCTGGCTTGCAGCTTGTACCGCAATTGCTCCAACAGCAATTGCTAAAGGATTAATTTTTAATGCCATTTTGGTAAAATTTCCTATTCTTAACTCTATTTATTCTTAGAAAAATATGCTATTATAATAGCGATAGGAGTATACACATAACATGACACAGCGCCGAGTAAAATATTTAAACAATAAAGATTTATTGAAAGAAATTCACAGGAGCAAGAATACATTCTGTTCTTACCTTCAAAAAGATTACCATCGGTACGATATAATTTTGCCTAGCATCGACAAAATCAATATTCGGACTGTTGCTGAAGCAAAGCGAAACAAGGCCGCAAGATTGGCCAAAGAAGCACACGAACTTGCTTGTCAAGATTATAAAGGAAAAAAGCCCAGCCTAAAAGATTTCGAAATCGATTATAGAAAAATTACCAAAGAAGAGTTGATTTTTAGAATTATGACATTTGATCATATTCCGCTTGCACCTGGCAGAAAGAAAACAGTAAAGACTGTTGCCGATGCACACGAAAAAGTTAATTTTCCTCCGTTCCAACATTGGAAATTTAGTAATGACGAAGGAGAGTTAGAATGCGTAGGAAAAAGTCACTGGCGTGGTCCTTTAGACAGTGGTAAGTTCTCTAAGGACCACGGTATGGCCACCAACGAACTGGCTAAAATGTGGATGAAATTGTGCGAACGTTACGGTACACGAGGCAACGTTCGAGGATATACCTACAATGACGAAATGCAAGGGCAGGCTATTTTACAGCTAGCACAGATCGGACTACAGTTCGATGAATCAAAATCAGACAATCCTTTTGCATACTACACTGCGGCTGTTACAAATTCATTTGTAAGGATCATTAACATTGAAAAACGCAATCAAAACATTCGTGACGATATTTTAGAAATGAATGGTATGAATCCTAGTTGGACCAGACAGAACGAAGGTAGAGATAATGGACTTACCCAAGAAAGAGGCACAAGCGGGGACGAATGATTGACTTTTATTTAAATTTAAACTATACTCTTAATGGAGGTAGATAATGTCTTTATTTAAAAAAGCGGCCTGCTTTACCGATATTCATTTTGGTATGAAAAGCGGTAGCAGAGTTCACAATATCGACTGTGAACAGTTTGTGGATTGGTTCTGTAAAAGAGCACAAGAAAAAGGTGCAGAAACCTGTATCTTTTTAGGCGACTGGCATCACAATCGTAGTTCTACAGATGTATCCACAATGAACTATACTCTGAGCAATCTAGAAACACTGAGCAAAAACTTTGAAAAAGTATATTTTATTCTAGGAAATCACGATCTGTTTTACAAAGACAAGCGTGAGATTAACTCAGTGGAGTTTATGCGACTGTTTCCTAATGTTGTTCCTATCAGAGAACCATTCACAGAAGGCGAAGTAACTATATTTCCCTGGTTAGTGGGTGACGAATGGAAGCTGATTGAAAAAGACACTTCAAGATATATGTTTGGACATTTTGAACTGCCTAGTTTCTATATGAATGCAATGGTACAAATGCCAGATCACGGAACTCTCCGTTCTAGTCACTTTCAAAATGCAGAATATGTGTTTTCAGGTCATTTTCACAAACGTCAGCAAAAAGGCAATATTGTGTATATGGGCAATGCATTTCCGCACAATTATGCAGATGCGTGGGACGATGATCGAGGAATGATGACCTTAGAATGGGGAGGCGTACCTGAGTACGAAGCGTGGCCTGAACAGCCTGTTTACAGAACCATGAAACTCAGTGAATTACTAGAAGACACAGATTCTGTTCTCCGAGAAAAAATGCATGTTCGAGCAACGATCGATGTTGAAATTTCGTTTGAAGAAGCAAACTTTATTAAAGAAGAACTTATTCCTAGATACGGGCTTCGCGAACTAATGATGATTCCAGAAAAAGTAGAACTGGATTCACAATCAGAGCCTATTGATTTAAACTTTGAAAGTGTTGATACTATTGTGATGAATCAGCTCAATCAAATCGAAAGTGAAAATTACGATCAAAAAATATTACTGGATATCTATCAAAACTTATGATTAAAATCAAGACACTAACAGTACAAAATTTTATGAGTGTGGGCAATCAAACGCAGGCTATTGATTTTGATAAAGGTCATCTTACTTTGGTGTTAGGTGAGAACTTAGATCTAGGAGGCGATGATGGTGGTGCTAGAAACGGAACAGGTAAAACTACCATTGTGAACGGGCTTTCTTATGCCATTTACGGTTCTGCATTGACTAATATTAAAAAAGACAATCTTATTAACAAAATCAATGGCAAGAATATGCTGGTTACATGTTCCTTTGAAAAGGACGGCGTTGAATATCATATTGAACGTGGACGCAAACCCAATTTTCTAAAATTAAGTGTAAACGGTCACGAACACACACCCGAAGATGCTGACGAAAGTCAAGGCGATAGCCGAGAAACACAAAAGTCTATCGAAGAACTGTTCGGAATGAGTCACGATATGTTCAAGCATCTTGTGGCATTGAACACATATACTGAACCGTTTTTGAGTATGCGAAGTAATGACCAACGAGCTATCATTGAACAGTTACTGGGTATTACTATGCTTTCAGAAAAAGCAGAAAATCTCAAAGAACAGATTAAATTTACCAAAGACGAAATACAGACAGAAACTACCAAAATTGAAGCAATTAAAGCATCAAACGAACGTATACAACAAAGCATCGAAAGCCTTGAACGCAAGAAGCGTATGTGGGATGATAACAAAGCACAGTCTCTCAAAGACATTGCACAGAGTATTTCTGTCTTGGATCATATTGATATTGATGTAGAAATTGAAAAACAAAAAGCACTACAGCAATGGCGTGAACACAAGAGAGAAAAAGATCAGCTTGAAAAAACAGTCGCAAGATTGGTTACACAGGTAGAAAATGATCAACGTCATTTAGACAAATTGCAAATCGAATTGGAAAAACTGGCAGATCACAAGTGCCACGCTTGCGGTCAAGAAGTTCACGACGATCAGCACGAATCGATGGTTGAGAAAAAAGCAGAGCAGGTTGCTGACTATCAAAAGCGTGTGGATACACAGTCTAGTGAGCTTGGAGATTATAATGAAGCACTGTCTTTGATTGGAGAACTCGGTGATTGTCCCAGTGTAGAATACAGTACGTTAGAAGAAGCTCTTAATCATAGAGCAACGATTGACGGATTAGAAAAAGAATTAGAGAACAAAAACACAGAAACCAATCCTTACGACGATCAAATTGCAGAACTGAAAGACAGTGCAATGCAAGAAATTAACTGGGACACTGTCAATGAACTTACTCGGATCAAAGAGCATCAAGAGTTTTTATACAAACTGCTTACCAACAAGGACAGTTATATTCGCAAACGCATTATCGATCAGAATCTTGCATTTTTAAATCAACGTCTTACATACTATTTGAACAAGACAGGTCTGCCACATCTAGTGGAGTTTCAAAATGACCTCAGCGTGATTATCACACAGTTAGGTCAGGATTTAGATTTTGACAATCTATCAAGAGGTGAACGCAACAGATTAATCCTGTCTTTAAGTTTTGCGTTTAGAGATGTGTGGGAAAATCTGTATCACTCGATCAACCTGTTGTTCATTGACGAACTGATTGACAACGGATTAGATGCGAACGGTGTTGAAAACAGCATAAGTGTGCTGAAAAAGATGACCCGTGAGCGTGACAAAAATGTGTTTTTAATATCTCACAGAGATGACTTAACTAATAGAGTCAGCCAAGTTCTGAAAGTGATCAAGGAAAACGGATTCACTTCCTACTCAACGGATGTAGATATAGTGTAATGGCCACTGACAGTCACGATAAAATGATTGAAGCATTCCAAGAATACTTCAAATGGCAAACAAACTTTGAATACAAAGGCTCTGACGAAGCAGGTATTAAAGCACGTTTTTGGCTGAGTGAAATTAGAAACCATGCTTCCGAGAGGCGCAAAGAAATACAAGCAAAGCGTGAAGCGCGAAAGGCCGCCAGAAAAGGCATGGTAGGGAGACCGAAGAAAACTAAGTAAGTCTGATGTCAGAGTGGACTTACAACGGTCAAATAGTACAAGAACTTCCTAAAGATTGCGAAGGCTTTGTCTATCTGATCACAAATATTACTAACAATAAAAAATACATAGGCAAAAAACTAGCACGATTCAAAAAAACTAGACCACCACTCAAAGGCAGAAAAAATAAAAGGCGTAGCACAGTAGAAAGTGACTGGAGAGACTATTGGGGATCTTCAGATCATCTAAATGCTGATGTAAAGGCATTAGGCCCAGACAAATTCACAAGAGAAATCCTTCATTTTTGTCCTAGCAGAGGCGTATTAAGTTATCTAGAGGCTAAAGAGCAATTCGACAGGCGTGTACTAGAAACGGATGAATACTATAACG